TCATGGGGTGCAGACCTCCCGGGTCTCGTTGACCTGGCGAGCCCAGGCATGGTCGGTAATCAGGGCGCCGCTGAGCATCCCGAGGATGAAGATGGCGGCCACGAAGACCACGATCGCGAGGCGAGGCTCACGCACTGGGCGCCTCCTCGTACATGTGAAGCTCGTTCACGTGGTGCACCCCAGTGCCGTACCTCCACTCCAGCTCCTTCAGCACCTCCATGAGGAGCCCCGCCTCCCGGCTCAGGCCGAGGCTGGTGTGGAACACCCGCTTCGGGCGCCTGCCACGAAGCTGAGCGAAGGCTCGGGCTCCATGGAGGGTGAAGATCTTGTCCCGACTGAACTGCGGGTACAGGCGGGCCTGGTGGAACGCGTAGACGATCAGGATGTCGTCCTCGTTGACCGGTTCAAGCGGTCCGATGTTCAGCGTCACTTACACACCCTCCCCGAGGTGGATGAGAGCCTCGCGCAGCGCGGCCAGAGTCTTGATGTCCTTGCGGTTGGCGACTTTCTTGCGCAGCTCCTCGTTCTCGTTGACGAGCTGCTGCACGGCGTAGATCACGCGGCCCATGTTGGCCGGACTCCAGACATCGGAATCGCGGGCAACGTCGGTGAGGGTGAAGCCGAGCGTCTGCGCGGCCCTCTCCACCACGTACCGAGCCTGCTCGCTGGCGCGCAGGAACTCGATGTAGTCCTGAGCGCCCGGCAGGAAGACGATCGACTCGCTTCGGACGTACTCAGTCAGGCCGGCAATATCCCGGGCCTGCTCCTTGACGCGCTGACCTTCCTCGATCCAGTCCCATCCGTTACTCACTGCCTGGTCCCCTTTCACGCGCTCATTCGGTTCTCGTACGACGACCGCGACTCGGCCGTCAGGTGGAAGGCCTCGTACTCGCACTGGTAGAAGCGGTTCTCCACGCGCAGGCCCCGCATGGTGCCCCTGGCGTCACCTGTGCGGCTCCTCTTGGCCCTGGCTCGGCCGAGCGCCTTCTCGGCGTCCCGCTGACTCAGGAACCCGCGCTTCGCGCCGCACTTGCACGATCTCCACTCGACACCGATCGTCACAGTTCGTTCACGCCCTTCGATGCGCCGCTCTTGGCGGTGGCCCTCTTGGCCTTCTTGACGGCCGGGTCGTCCTTGATGAACTTGCTACACATACACACAGAGACATGACACTTGCCGCGGCTCGCTCCCTCTACCGCGTGGCTCCATGGCGCGTGGCCGCAGCCGGCCGCGTAGCAGTAGCCGGGCCAGTTGTCCTTGCCCTCGGTGTTGGCCAGGGCGATGCCGGGGGACGTCAGCGGTACGACCCGGCCGGTGCCTCCGAAGCTCATCTTCTTGGCGAAGCTCTCCGCTTCAGCGACTGCACCGAAAGGGCCGAAGTTCAAACCCTTGGCGCCGTCCGCCCAGGTGTGGACCATGGCGAACATGTCCCGCATCTGGAGCATGTCCCCGACCTCCTTGATCACAGCCTTGGCGAGCTGCTCAGGGCTGTCGAAGGTGGGGTCTTCGAGGATCTCGACCACCCTCCTGAGCTCGTGCGACCTCGGGGTGATCCTCACGGACGCGCACCTTCGAGGACTTCGCTGTCCTCCACCTTCTTGATCTCGTCCGGCTCGAAGGGGAAGTGCGAGTCATTGATCAGCACGTAGGTGAAGATCGTCTCCCCATCCCCCATGAAGTGCGTGACCTCTCCGCGGTCTCCCTTGGCGGCGACCATGCCCCACGCGTCAGTGATCAGCTCAACCGTGTCGCCCTCAGCCAGGCCGATCAGCACCCCGAGCTCGGGGAAGTTGTCGTACACCGTCTGTCTCCTCTCGTCCGGCTGCCATCGTCAGGACCGAGGCGCCACCCTCGATCGACCCCCTTTCGGGAGTTTCGGCTACACTTACACGCTCAGTACCGCTTCAGCTCTTCGAGCAGCCGGCCGAGGTCGCGGTACGAGTCCATCCACTGCTCCTCGCAGACCTGGTCGAACTCCTCCTGGTCCGCGTCGTGCTTCAGCGCCCCCTCCTCGTCCAGGAAGGCCAGCATGCGGCCCTCGCGCTGGTCGTACGCGTCGGCGTAGCGCGCGACGATCTCGGCCAGCGCGTGCGAGGTCTCCATACGGAGAGCCAGCTTCAACTTCTCGATCGGGCTGCTGCTCACTTCTCGATTCCTCCCTCGATGACCCGCACTCCCCAGCGGCGGGTGTTCACGTAGGCGATCATGTTTTGTGTCGCCGTCTTGCTTGGGCTGTACCAGTCGCCGCCTCGCTTGAAGAGGGGCGTGTCCCGCTTGTCCTCGATCACGATCTCCGTGCCATCAGGCAGTTCGTCGAGCTCTCGGATCGTTCTGATGGTCACAGTGTCACACCAGCGCAGGTTGCACAAGGTCTGCCACTCCGCGGAGCTTGGCGTGCAGCTCCTCGACCGTGCCGTCGTTCGTAAGGACGTGGTCGAAGGGCCAGTCGTCGAGCGCGGTCTCACTCACGTGCGCTCGGCCGTACTTGTCCTTGGTCGGGCCGACGCCGGGCCTCTCCACCCGGATCACGACTCCCCCTCGGTCGGCGATGGCCTGCGCCTCGTTGGGGAAGCGCACGTCAGGCACCACCAGGCCGGCCGCGTCAATGTGCGAGGCGAGCAGGGCATCCACCCACACATCAGACCCGAGCACCTTCCGGCCGGCATCCGTCCCGGTGCGCTGAAGTAGAGCCCGCACCTCCGGGTACGTCACCTTGGCGTACTCCCAACCGGTCGCATCGACGAGCGTCCGCAGGCGCAGGTTCCCGGCGCCGTAGTGGCCAGGAATCAGGGGGTTCACCGCGTACAGGAACTCCCGGAGCTTGTCAGCGAAGGCCGCCTGCCTCCAGCCGCGCTCGATCAAGGCGTTGGCCGCCTCGTTCTTCCCGCTGCGGGCGTAGCCCGACAGCCCCACGATCAGGTCAGTCACTCGTCGTCCTCGTCGTCCTCGTACTCCGGGTCGAAATCGACGGTCACTCTGGCGATGCGCCCGTTCTGGATCTCGGCGTAGACGGGGTAGGAGCCGTCGCCGGAGTAGGTCGGGATCTGGAGGCCGATACCGGAGCCCGCGGGTTCGGTCACGTCGTACGGCTTCTCACCCCACGGCGTCCGGCTGCACCACTCGCGCCAGGTCTTGACGTGGTGGCTGGCGTCCCCCGTCACCGTGTAGCAGGGATCACCGATCATGACGGTGCCGGAGTCGACCATCACCGTTCCGATGTGCACGCGCTTGTCACTCACCGTCGTTCTCCTTCGGGTACTCGGGGAAGATCAAGTCGGCGGCGTACTCCACCCCGAGCGGGGTGTAGAAGTCAGCACCCCAGGGGTCCTTGAACTCGTGCCCGCGCAGCAGCTCGGCGGCGTCGCGTTGAGCGGCACGCACCAGGTCTTCGAGCTCGCGTCGCGCCTGGTCGTACTCCTCGCCATACTTGCCGCTCAGGATGTTGGCCAGTGCCACGTCCACGGTCGGCGCCCATCGGGGCGTCCCGTCTACGTACTCCCAGCCGTCACGGTCTCGCGCCATCAGGCGGCCACCGCGTCGTAGTGGAACTCCTGGTTCACGTCGCCCGCCCTGACGAGCTCGCCCTCCAGGGCCACGAGCTCACGGTCGACGGTGACCGCCGTCAGCGGGACGCGGATGCGACCCTCGATGAAGTCGATGCCGGCCTGAGTGATCGACCACCGCTTCCCCTCTTCGCGTCGGGCCAGCCCGAACCAGGCGAGCCGGGCAAAGACGGCGTACTCCGGGTTCGTGAGGCCGATCTCGCTGCGCGCCAGCGCGTCCCCACCCTGCACGTACAGCTTGCCGAGACCGCTGACCTCGGACTTGCCCAGGTTGTACCGCTTCTCGCTCACTGTGGAGCTCCTCTCGCAGTGGCAGGCTCATCAGCACCGGGATGCCAGCCCGGTGGACCTCGCCCCCGAAGGGGCGGGTTTCGCCTACAGCGGTCGAACCCACGTGGTGTAGGCGGGCCGCCCGTCTTCTTGTACGCGCACTCGGCGCACCCAGCCGTTCTCGTAGGACTTCACCCACACGCGGTCGGTCAGCCGCGTGACCCTCCATCCGGGATGCGCGAAGACGATGCCGTACCGGCCGAGGTCGTACCGCTCGATCAGGCTCACGTTCAGGGCTCCTTGGTCAGGCCGAAGTCGGGAAGTTGGATCGCCCCCATGCGTGGCGGCTGCGGGCGAGGCGGAAGGCGAAACTTGTACGCGGTCAGGGTCGGGATCTCGGTTGGCTCCGCAATGCCCTGCTCGACGGCGACCTGATACACCCTGGTGAAGAGGTCTACCGACTCCTTCACGATCTGCGCGTAGTTCAGGCCGGTCGGGGCGAGAGTTTCAAGGTTGCGGGCCAGCCGCTCGTCAATGCGTGCGGCCAACTGGCGGGGCTGCTTGCTCATGCGGCCACCGCCGCCAGCATCTGCTCACCCGAGTCAGTGACCTTCCCGCCCTCGCTGATCCACCCCTCGGAGAGCAGCCAGTTCGCCGTCCGGCCGTAGCTCCCCTGGAGGGTCCAGGCCATGCCGCTGCGGATCAGGATGGCGAACAGCTCCATCACCTCCCTCTGGTCCAGCTCGCCCGCTTCGAAGCTCATCAGGTCGATTGCGAGATCCTTCATGCGTCCCATGTGCGGTGCCCCTGTTCGCGGTTGGCTCATCAGGACCGGAGATCCACTCCGGCCGACCACCTCCCGGTGGTTTCGCCTTGGGGCTGCTACTGGTCAGCCAGTCGGGCCGAGGTCGTCGATGCGCTTCTGCCACTCGGCCGCCTTGGCGTCGTTCGCGTCCGCCTCCTTGCGCAGCTCCCGGGCCTCGCGGGCCTTCCGGTCGCGCTCGTACTCGAAGAGCCGGAGGATGCTGACCCGCTGCCAGTCCGGGTTGTCCTTCTCGAACTGGCCCAGGACATCGCGCTCGATCTCGGCGAGGGAGGTGTACGCCTTCGCCTCGTACTTCACGCGCTGGCCCTGGTCGTTGCGGTATCCGCCGGAGTAACTCGACTCGTTCGTCCACCGCGAGATGAGGCCCCCGTCCAGGCTCATGCGAGCCCGGTCCTCGGGGAGGCGCTGCATGACGTGCTCGATCGCGTACTTTCGGCCGCGCACCTTGACGAACCCGAGGTCGGTGTCGGCCTCCCAGTTGGGGTCGGTGCTGATCTGCACGCGGCCACTGATCTCCTCCGTGACCGTCTCCCCGCGCCACCCTCCGCCGTACGTCTTGCGCTCCGCCATCAAGATCCGGAGGTAGAACGTGGTGTCCGCGTACTCGATCTCGAACTCAGGCTCGTTGCTCATCGATGTCACACCTTCACAGTGGTTGGCTTCATCAGGACCGGAGATCCGCTCCGGCCGACCACCCTTTCGGGCGGTTTCGCCTTTCTGTTTGTCACAGTATCACTGTTTGCGCAGGTTGCACAGTCTCTCAGCCGTAGCGAACCTCGTCGAAGCATGCGACCTGGATGATCGCGTCGGCCGCATCGGCGTCGATGCACCCCACGTCGATCCCGCGGTCGTCCCTGTCGCGCCAGGCGTCCATGATGTAGCCGTGAATCTCCCGGTTCACGTACTCCTGACCAGGGTCGAGCAGCTTGGCGAAGGCCAGGCGGACGTCGTCCTTGCCCAGGTAGTTGACCGAGTCGACCTCACGCACGTCATCGAAAGGGAAGATCGGGTGCGGTGCCGACCCCTCGACGATCGTGTACTCCTTGCCTGCGGGCAGGCCGGCGAACTCGTCGTCGGTCGGCCCCGTGGCCCAGTAGGTGATACCTCCCTGCGACGCGGTGTCGACGATGTCCTGGACGTTCTCGTCCGTGAGCTTCTCCATGATGCGCTGCATGATCACTGGTCTGTGTCCTCTCAGGTCAGACGCTGGCGGCGATGCGGACGACGGCCGGAACCTCGTACTTGTTCTGACGAACCGACTTGCGGTCCAGGGTGGTGGCCCTGTCCTTGCGCTTCGAGTCGCGGACGTTGGCGTCGTGGGTGCGGAACTTCGGGGTCACTGTGGTTCTCCTCGCGTTCTCGGCAGGCTCGTCAGGGGGTGGGATGCCAGCCCACCCGACCCCCTTCCAGGGGTTTCGCTTTGATCATGGTCGTCCCATACGGATCCACCTGAAGCGGTCCCAGGTGTAGGACAGGGCCCACCAGACCCCGTTGCCCTTGCGGCACTTCTTCCGGAAGAACCGCCACAGATCGCGCACCATCAGGCGCTCGCCAGCTCGGTGATGTAGCGCTCGAAGTCCTTGCGCTCGAACTTCCGACCCTCGTCGTCCGGGTCATCCTCGTCACCATCGAAGTGCAGGTCGCCGAACTCGTCGTGTGCGGCGTGACCCTCCAGCCAGATGATCGCTTCCTCGCGGTGGCCGGAGGCGACGAGCACCTGAGCGATCGCGTCGGCCTCCGAGCAGGTGAAGTGCGTGCCCGCCTCTGCGGTGCCGTAGAAGGCGAAAGTCTCGGCCAGGTTATTCAGGGCGTAGGTCAGGTGGTCGGGTACCACGTCGACCACTACGACGGGGGCGACGACGGTCTTGCGCTTGAAGATCGAGAACATCTCTGCTGCACCACTTTCACACGTATGGCTGCCATCATCAGGAGGCGGGAGCCACCCCGCCTCGACCCCCTTCGGGAGTTTCGGCCAAGTCACAGTTACACAATCAGTCGCTGAAGAGTTCGAGCTGATCCGGGTTGTATCCGAGCACGTGCCAGCGGTAGATCTCATACGCCAGGCTGTCGAAGTAGGCGTCCCGCGCTGCCTTGTACTCCTCGGCCACCGTCGACCAGCAAACGTCCTCGGCACGGCACCACTGGTTCCGGTGCGTCGTCGACTCGTCCTCGTAGAACCGCTGAGCAATCTCGTCATCCTCGTCACAGGTGTCGACGAGCGTGTACTCGCGCTGCGCCTGCTCCACCGCCTCCTTCATCGCCTCCTCGAAGGCCTCCCATTCCCGCTCGGAGTAGTCGGAGTCGTCGAGGATCGGGTAGTCCTGGAGGGACAGGGCAAGCTTGACCGCCTCGACGAAGGCCGCGGTGAACTCCCGCTCGATCGGCTTCTCCGAGGTCTTGGCGAACTCCTCCTCGAACCGACGGTTGGCCTCCTGATACCGGGCGTTCAGCTCGTCCTCGTGCTCGTACTCATCGTCATCCCAGTCGTCGGCCTCCCACACGCGCTGAGCCAGGAGCTCGCGACCAGACTCGATGTGCCGCCAGCAGTAGTCCCGGCCCTTGGTCTCGCCGAGCAGGGCAGTGGACTCCGCCTCGCGGTCGCAGTCCTCCCAGGCGCACTCAGGGGTTTCGCCTTCGTAGACCTGGACGTAGATGGTGCGCAGAGAACCGACTGCCCAGTGGCTCGACGTACCGTCGATCACGTGCTCGTCCGAGACCTCGGTGTCCGGCCGCCCGTCGTCCGCAGCCGCCTTGATCAGGTCAAGCGCGGTCAGGTAGTTGGACTCCTCCAGCACGTCGTCGCCCCGCTCCGCCCAGTGGAACACCGCGCCATGCGTGGTGAAGAGGCGGTCATCCCAGAAGCTCGCGTTACTGGGCTGCGTCAACGCTTCCCGCGCGGCCTTCTCCAGGGTCTCCCTGTCCAGCTCCATGATCCGCTCCCTTGCCGTGCAGGCTGGCATCGTCAGCGATCGGGAACCACCCCGACCGGACCCCCGAAGGGGGTTTCGCCTTGTGTGTGCCGCACCTCTCCCAGAGGTGGTCGTGGAGAGGGAGGGGTGCGGCGAGGTCATACCGACTCGACGCCGGCTGATCTCCTGAAGTGCCCGAACTCCCCGTTACTGTCCTCACGGTTGCGCCGTGCATCGAGTAAGGCTTGAGTCCGTACCCCGTACGTCATGTTGTGCCTCTCGGCTTCAGTTGTTCCGACTTGCTGTGGCTGGCTCATCAGCGACCGGGTACCACCCGGCCAGACACCCCGAAGGGCGTTTCGCCTTTACCACCCCCACCAGCCACGGACCTCATCCGAAGTGCTGGTGTAGTGCTTCGCAATTACGTCGTCGAAGCTCGCGGTGGGGTCATTGAGTCGCGTCAAAGCGGCATTGACTACGAGCTTCGCGAAGTCGCGCTCAACCTCCCCGCCCAGCTCTCCGGAGATCACTTCCACTCCGTCGTTCAGGGCGGTTGCGATCTCCTCCCGAACCCAAGAACGCGTCGGTTCCGTGACGCTTACGAGTCCCTCGCGGACGGCCCACAGCGCCTCGACCGACCCCCCGACGAGGTAGGTCAGATACGACCTTGCGTCCTTGCGGGCCTCGTCCACACTCAGTCCGTACTCACCAGCCCATGCCTGCACGTCGACGTCCAGCTCAAGTGACACTCGAACCTTCATTGCACCCAGCCCCTTTACGGTTGGCTCATCAGCGACCAGGAACCACCTGGTCGGACACCCCGAAGGGCGTTTCGCCTTCACTCGTAGTACGAGGCCGCGATCTTGTCCGCGATCTCCAGGGCTTGGCGCCGTTCGCCGTACTCCAGCTCGGCCAGCCGCTCAGCGAGCGCCTCCACCGTCCACACCGGTTCGGTGCTGCATCCGTTCAATTCCACTTCGTTCCCCTTGCTCGACGTTGTCACAGTATCACACTTGCGCAGCTTACACAGCTACGCCGCCATGAAGACCACGTCAGGCCCGTTCGGCGTCCAGTTCGGGACCCGCTCGGTCTCGACGAACCCGAACTGCTTGTAGTAGTCGGGGAGGAAGCCGTCGAAGCAGTCCAGCTTGCTCGCGCCCTTGTGCGTCACGGCATCCCAGACCATGTCTTCGCCGCGACCCTTTACGGTGCTGAACAGACCTATCAGCGTGCCGTCGTGCGCCACTCCGAAGCCGGACTGGAAGTCGTTGGTGAGGTAGTACCTCGCGCCCCGAGGCATCTCCTCGGGCTTGCTGGTCGCCTCTCTGATCCGCTCGCTACCGCTCCTCGCCCAACCGAGGGCGGCGGTGTACTCGGACCAGGAGACGGGGTGCACGTACGTCGTCATCATCAACTCCCGATGGTTGAGCAGGCTGGCTCATCAGCGGTCGGCTACCCATGCCGGCCGGACACCCCGAAGGGCGTTTCGCCTTGCTCAGTGCTCTGTGACGTCGTCGATCTCTCGCTCCAGGCCCTCGAAGCCGTCGTCTTCGAGCTCGGCGAGCTGGTCTTCCAGCCCTTCCCACAGCTCGTCGCCATTCAAGTTCTTGAGCTGAGCCACCGAAATGCCCTTGATCCTCGCCATTTCCTCGTCGCTCACCTGCACCATGTGCGAGCTGACCTCTGTCCATTCGACGGTGTACGGCATCTCGATCTCCTCGGTAGAGCAGGCTGGCTCATCAGCGGTCGGCAACCCATGCCGGCCGGACCGGAGGACCCTTGCGGGCCCCGCGGTTTCGCCTTGGCTACTTCATCTCCAACCAGTTGCATGCGTACTGCGATCCGCTGTCGCAGTCGTCTTGCTTGCTCGTCGCCCACCCGTCGTTGTACGTGGCGACGGCGTCGAAGTTGGAGGTCGGGGCGTACGCCGGGGAGGTGAGTCCCCACGCGGTGCCCGCACCGATCACCAGGCCCATCAGGAGGCCGCTCAGGGTCTTCATCGGGCCAGCACCTCCGCCCTGTACGCCTCGAACTTTGCGACCTCGGCATCGTGGATGCGCTCCCCGAACTCCAGCGACAGGGCCAGGAGGTTGTTCTTGCGGAGTCCGGCGTTGATGGCGGCCCGCATCCTGCCGTACGAGATGGTGCGGGGGGTCTTGTCCAGCGAAACCATGGGGATCTCCTCAGATCAGGTCGAGCAGGCTGGCTCATCAGCGACCAGGAACCACCTGGCCGGACCGCACCCCAAGGGGTGGGTTTCGCCTTGTTACACTTACACATCTACACAAGAGGAAGACAAAGCACTCCTGTGCACTCGAAGGACAACCCGGCGGCTTCGGCGAAGTGCGCCCGGTAGCGCTCCCATGTCGCATCGGCGATCAGGAGCGGGTCCTTGCAGCCCACGGCCTCCAGCCATTCAACGGTGCGGGACTCCGTGAAGGGCCACACGTCGGCGACCGGGTCCACGCCGTTCCCGGCGAGAGCGACGACCAGGTAGCCATACTTCGGCCGCCACGGCTTGGGGTACTCGACCAGGTACTCCGGGTATCCGAACCGGCTGGCGCAGTCGAAGCAGAGCATGACCCGGTCGCCTTCGTAGGCCCGGTAGTAGTGCGTCGCCGCAACGGCGCTGTGGTCGAGATCGTACGTGCAGTGGTCCATCGTGCGCTCCGTTCATTCTGGTTGCTACACTTGCACACTTGGTGCGAAGAGTCAAGCCGTCAGGCGACGGCGACTCGGTAGATCGCTCGGGTTCTGAACCGATGGCTCCCGACCCCCCGAAGGGGCGAGCTCGGAGCGATCCTTGCGGAAGGGCCCTCGCGGGCCCTCCCCCCGACTCTTGCGAGTCGGGCTGGCAGGTTCTTCGGACGGGGTCACTGCCATCCCCGTCCCCTTCCCAGTCGGGTTGGTTGGCCCTTCCAGCCTCCGGACTCTTTCGAGTCTTCCGGCTTTCCGGCCAACCCTTCCGGGTTGGGGAACCTCACCTCCATCTGTCCCGTGGTGCTGTCCTTGCTACCTGGCGTCGGGTGTCCTCTACCAGGTGCGTCCTCCCCCGGAGGGGAGGGTTGCGCAAGTAGCCTGCGGGCTGCATCGCTCGGGCAAAAGCCCGTGCCGTTCCGGTGTAGATCGGTTCCTACAGGGTTCGCGGTATGCCTCCGGGCTGCCCACCGTCGCGGGAGAGGATCACCCTCTCCTGGGTTGCGCTTCCATTGGGACCGCTGTGCCTCTTACTCACCCACACCACTCCCGGAGGGGTGGCTGCGACATCCCTTGCGGGGGCCGGATGAGCGACGTTCTGAAGTCTCTGTGCGCTTGGCCCTTCGGCCTTGCGCTGAAGCGACAGTATCACACTCGCTTCGGTCTGTGCAAGTTGGACTTTCGTTCGGTTCGCTGGCCTGACTCCCATGTGCCGGGTACTTCCCTACGCGCTTGCGATCTCGGGGAAGCGAGTCCTGCGGGTGTCGTGCTGGCCTTGCGAGTCCGACTCTACCCGAAGGTGAGCCGGTGTGCAAGTGGCGCTTGCGTGCCGGTCTTGCGTTGTCCCGTGGTGGCGACAGGGAGAACCTTGCCACACTTGCACAGTGCTGTCCAATCCCGCAGGTCAGAGGCGGTTTGAGCGGCTGTCTCGCGGCCTGTCGGCGTGCGCTTGGGCCCTGGTTCCGGCCGGTTGCTGGCAGGCCCGGAGGAAGGCGCGCAGCGCGTTGCGTGGCGTGCGGAGCGCGCGATGATAGCACAGGCTCGCGGAAGCGATACGGGGTGGGGGTATGCCCCCTGGTGGACTGGGAGCCCGACCGCTACGTCATACCGGCCAAGATCGCGCCACGGTTTCAAGGTCGATCGGAGGAGAGCCCCAGAGTGCCGGCGAGGGCCTGGCGGACATGCCCGGCAGTCAGCTCCACGCCAGGATTGGCGTCGGCGAAGAGACGCAGCTTCCCGAGGGGGGAGTCGGCCGGCGGGGGCGTCTGGGCCAGCTCGGCACCCGCGATCTGAAGTGCGAAGCTGAGGTCGGTGTCGTTGTCCATGGCTCCAGCGTAGGGCGTAAGACCGACAGCCGGCACTGGATTTCCGGGGCGCGGCAGCGCCCCAGGGCGTAGGTAGCTCTGCTCTGTGGCGCCCCCAGGGCGCCCCTGCGGCTTCGCCCTCCGCAACCCCTTCGCCGTCGCCTCAAGCTCTGTGGCCGCCGCCAGGCGGCCCAGCCTCGAAGGTTCATGTGTAAGTGTGACCACGGTCACATCAAGGAGTCTGCAACAAGCAGCCTTCGGATTCGATCCTTGTAAGTAGAAGGCGAAGTTCGTAAGTAGAAGTAGCAGGCTGGAGGCCCTGTCGGGCCTCGCTGACCAGAGCTCCTTACGAACTTCGTAAGTACAAGACTCCCCCGGGTTGGCAGCTTCGAGCAGCTACCTGTTCAGGTAGGACGTCACCGGGGGTTCAACTTTCACGTTCGGGAGGTTCCATGCCGAACTGGGAAGGGTCCGACAGGCGATCCCGCCTACCGAAGGACTGGCCCAAGATTCGGCTCAAGGTCTTGCGGCGAGACGGAGGGCAGTGCACCGCGCTCACAGAAGCGGGTGGACGCTGCGGCTCGACCGCATCCGACGTGGACCACATCGTGCCAGGTGATGATCACAGCCTCGCGAACCTGAGATCGCTGTGCTCATGGCACCACAAGCAGAAGAGCGGCCGGGAAGGCGCGGCGGCCTACGCCGCCAAGCGACGTGCGATCGAGAAGAAGTTCCGACGCACCGAGCAGCATCCCGGCCTCCTCTGAGACCCGCGCTCCAGGTTCCTCCCCGCCTGTTGAGCGCGTGCGCCCCCGAGTCCTCCTCTCGCTCGGGTGAGGCGCCGGCCCCTGGCTCACCACCAGGGGCCCGAGAGGGTCGGTAGCTCAGTTGGAAGAGCGGCGGAGTGAAATCCCGCAGGTCGCAGGTTCGAGTCCTGCCCGGCCCACAAGGAGCAATGACGATGCGCTCCTTCGAAAAAATCTTCCGTCCGCGCCTACCGGGCCGCGCGTCGTAAACGCCCGATGAACTTGAAGGAGGTGGCCGGGTGACTGGCTTCGAAATCGCCTGGGCCGCCTGGGCAGGCGCCTTCGTCGTGATCGAGGGCGTCGCTCTCTACCGCAAGCAGCCGGGCGACACGCTGTCCGAGCAGGTCTGGCGGATCTTCGGTACCCGGCGCGACGTCGAGTACACCGCGAAGGGCGCACAGCCCCGCGGCCTGCTTCGAGCTCGCCGACTCGCGCTGGTCGCGTTCTTGGCCTGGCTCGCCGCGCACTTCCTGACGGGGGGTGCAGTGTGAACGTCCTCTACTTCACGTCTCCGCTCTGCCGGCCCTGCCGCTCATTCGGTCCGCTCCTGAAGAGCGAGCTGGCCGAGCGTGGGGTCGAGGCGGAGACGGTTTTCGTTGATACCCATGGCGGCCTGGCCAAGGCCACCTCCTACGGCGTGTCGAGCACTCCGACCGTCGTCATTGAGCGGGATGGCGAGGAGATCAGTCGCTTCACTGGCGCACTCCTCGGTGATTCACTGCGGGACGCTCTCAGCGTCCTGTGACGAAAGGAGGTGACCGTGGGCGTTCGAGGCCCCATCCCGAACCGTGAATCTGACCTTGCGCGCCCGCGGTCGCGAAAGGGTTCAGAGGAGCAGGAGGCCAAGAAGGGCCTGATGCGCAAGGTCACCGTGCCTCGCGCCGACCCGGAATGGCATCCGATCGCCAAGCAGCTTTACGACTCGCTGAAGAAGTCCGGCCAGTCCGACTTCTACCAGCAGTCGGACTGGGCCCTGGCGTACGCGCTGTGCGACGACCTCTCCCACTACAAGAAGTCGAGCAAGCGCAGCGCACAGATGGCCCAGACCCTGTACTCCGCCCTCGGGAACCTCCTGGTGACCGAAGGCGACCGGCGCCGCGTGCGCATCGAACTTCAAGAGCCTGAGCCCGAGACTGCCTCGGCTGCGGTTCTCGCCATCGCCGACTACAAGCAAGACCTCGGGGTGGACTGATCATCCGGAGGTGAGCCTTGGCGAAGCAAGCTGTGCTCACCCCGGAGGAGATCGACCTCCTGAAGCCGAGCTTCATTGGCCCCACCTGGCAGAAGGACGCCTTCGGGCGTTGGGTCCTGCCGGACAAGACGCTCGGCTGGCAGATCGCCGGCTGGGCGGCTGAGTGGCTTCAATCCGAAGAGGGCGGTCCCTGGAAGTTCACCAGGGAGCAGCTCAGATTCGTTCTCCACTGGTACGCCGTTGACGGCGCCGGCCGGTTCATCAACCGCAAGGGCGTCCTTCAGCGCATGAAGGGCTGGGGCAAGGACCCGCTCCTCGCGGTGCTCTGTCTCGTCGAGCTTGTCGGGCCGTCGCGCTTCTCCCACTGGGATGAGGCCGGCGAGCCCGTTGGCAAGGCTCATCCTCGCGCGTGGGTGCAGGTCACGGCCGTCAATCAGTCGCAGACCACAAACACGATGGCGCTCATCCCGTCCCTGATGTCGGACGCCTTCAAGGCGAAGTACGACGTCAAGGACGGCGCGGTACTCATCCGCGCGAACGGCGGCAAGGTCCGCCTCGAAGCAGTGACGTCGTCGTACCGCGCCCTCGAAGGCAAGCGGACGACGTTCACCCTGCTCAACGAGACGCATCACTGGGTGAGTGGCAACAACGGCCACAAGATGTACGAGACGATCGACGGTAACGCGACCAAGCAGGACAGCCGTTACCTGGCGATCACGAATGCTCACCTGCCCGGCGAAGACTCTGTCGCCGAGCGGATGCGCGAGTCGTGGGAGAAGATCCGTGAAGGCCGCATGGCCGACGTCGGCTTCGTCTACGACAGCATCGAGGCGCACCCTGAGACTCCGCTCACGGCGGAGGCCCTGCGCATCGTTGTCCCGAAGATCCGCGGCGATGCCGTCTGGCTGAACGTGGAAGCGATCATTCAGTCCGTGATGGACGCGACGATCGCGCCCTCGCGATCGCGTCGTATGTGGCTCAACCAGGTTGTCGCCGAAGAGGACGCGATCTACGGGCCGGCCGAGTGGGACCCGCTGCTCGACGAGGGCAAGAGCCTGAAGCCCAGCGATGAGATCGTCCTCGGCTTCGATGGCGGCAAGAGCTCAGACTCGACAGCCTTGGTCGCTCTCCGCGTACGAGACATGCACGCGGTTCTGCTCAACATCTGGGAGCACCCAGAGGGCGAGGCCGGCAAGGACTGGACGGTCCCGCGACACGAGGTCGACAGCGCGGTACACGAGGCGTTCCGCCTCTTCGACGTGAAGGCGTTTTTCGCCGACGTCGCCCTGTGGGAGTCGTACATCTCCGACTGGTCCGAGACCTACGGGGACCGCCTCGCGGTCTCCTCGCCGGTTGGCAAGGACTCGGTGGGCTGGGACATGCGTGGGTCGCAGAAGGCCGTGACGATGGCGCACGAGCGTCTGATGCGGGCCATTTTCGACAAGAAGCTCTCCCACGACGGAGACCTCACGCTCCGCCGGCATGTGCTCAGCGCGCGGCGCCGCACGAACAACTACGGCATCGGCTTCGGCAAGGAGTCGAAGGACTCGCCGCGCAAGATCGACGCCTACGCCGCTCTCATGTTGGCGCATGAGGCGCTGTACGAACTCCGCAACCGCGGCAAGAAGGTGCGTAAGCGCACCGGGCGCGGCTACTTCATGTGACCACGTGCAAGTGTGACGAGAAAGGTGGTGAGGCATGGCTGACACCAGCCCACTCAAGCTGGCGAAGGAACTCCTCGCCATCCTCGAACGCGACGAGCCTCGGCTTCAGCGGATCGACAACTTCATCCGCGGCCGGCATGACGACCCATACATGCCGCCCCATGCGGATGAGGAGTACAAGCTGCTCGCGGCGCGGGCTGTCTCGAACTGGATGCCGCTCTTGATCAGCACGCCGGCCCAGGCCTTGTACGTGGACGGCCATCGGCCCGGTACGGCCAGCTCGGGCCTGCCCAAGGCGTCTGCCTCGACGAGCCCGCAGTGGTCGCACTGGCAGCGCTCGCGCATGGACGCCCGCCAGGCCGCGGTCTACCGCGGCGCCCTCGGCTTCGGCCACTCCTTCGTCCTGACGGAGAAGACGAAGAAGGGTGTCATGTCGAAGGGCCTGTCGGCCCGGAAGACCTCGGCCCTGTACGAGGACCCTGCGAACGACGACGCGCCGTACGTCGCGCTGACCATCACGGCCATGCCGCGGGGCGACATTCCCGGCAAGGCCCGGATGTTCGACGCGAAGCACGAGTACGCCGTCTCATTCAAGTCGATTGCCGACCTCGACTCGGTTCGGGTCGGCTCCGTTCGCAAGCTGCATGGCGCCAGCGAGTGCCCGATCACCCGCTTCGCCGCCTCGGTCGACCTCGAAGGTCGCACAGTCGGTGTTGTGGAGCCGATGATCCCGGTCCAGAACCGGCTCAACCAGACGATTTTCGACCTGCTGGTTGCGCAGACCTACACCTCGCACGAGGTGCGGTACGCGACCGGCATGGCGCCGCCCCTCGTAATGGAGCTGCTCGACGAGGCCGGCAATGTCACCATCGATGCCGCGCTCGCGGTCGACAGCAGGCCCAAGCTCGACGGGGCCGGCAATCCGATCCCGGCCAACATCAACCACAACGCCAGGCGATTCCTCTTCGCCGAGGACCCGGACGTGCGGTTCGGCTCGCTGCCCGCCGGCCCGATCGGCTCGCTGATCGACTCCGTGGACATGTCCATCCGGCACCTCGCCGCGATCTCCCAGACACCGCCGCATCACTTGCTCGGCCAGATCGCGAACTTGAGCGCCGAGGCCCTTCTGGCGGCCGAGACCTCTCTGAGCCGCAAGATCACTGAGTTCCAGTCCCTCTTCGGCGAGGCGTGGGAGAGGGTCTTCCGGATCGCCGCGGAGATGGATGGTGACACAGCCGCCAACGAGGACTTCGCAGGCGAGGTTCAGTGGCGCGACATGGAGTCGCGGTCCTTGGCGCAGTCCGCTGACGCCCTGGGCAAGCTCGCCGACCAGCTCGGCATTCCGAAGCGAGGCCTGTGGAAGCGCGTGCCGGGTGTCACTCAGACCGAATACGAGGACTGGGAGCAGATGGCCGAGGAGGACGATTCCGTTGGCCGGCTCGCGACCGCCCTGACTCGGGCAACTCCAGGCACCAGCACGACCGCCTCCTTCAGTGAGGCGGTCGCCGCGTGACTGGCCCGGCCCACGAGGCCGAGGCTGAGCGCGCAGCCATCGCATTCCAGATGGCCCTGACCCAGATCGGTGCGGGGACCATCGTGGATGCGATGACGCTGTGGGAGGACGTCCCGGCTACGAGCCGAGCGTCCACCGCGACCTCTTGGCTGAGGCGGGCGATCACGATGGTGATGAGCCGGCGCCGCATGAGTCGCGACCTCGCCCGCGCCTACTACCGCTTGGTCCGCGCATTGCGGACTGGGTCGACAGTGGCCGACCCGTACCATCCTGAGCCGACGTACATCACGCTGGACGTGTTGCGTCGCGAGTTCGCAGACCTGGCCGGAACCACTGACAGCCCCCAGGAGGGGCGTGAAAGTGAGTCCGAGTCCGACACCCCAAACCCCTCCCCGGAGGCCGCGACCGGCGAGCCTGAGGAAGCCTCCGAGGAGTCTGAGGACGAGGAAGCCGATCGGATTCTCGTCGAGGAGCTTGAAGGTCTGCGCGAGGAAGAGGAGCGGATCGAGCGGGAGGCGGAGCAGGAGCTCCGCTCTGCGCTGGAAGCCCTCGGGCCCAACAACCTTCAGAAGAAGGTCGATCAGATCGACGGCGCCAGGAGTGCCGACGAGGTCGACAAGCTTCGAGAGGAAGCCCACCGGCAGGCCGGCGCCCGACAGGCGGCAGCCGCGGAGCGTATCGCCATGAACGGCGGGCGCTCGACGGTTTGGAACCACACGCAGCGCGATCGACGCGCCCTCGGCTACATCAGACTTTCGCGCTCAGGTACCCCCTGTGGGTGGTGCGCGATGCTCATCTCTCGCGGTCCTGTCTACCGCTCCTCGCGCTCGGCTGAGTACGCGGACGGCGACAAGTATCACGACAACTGCCACTGCTACGCGGAGCCGGTTTTCACCCGCGAGCAGTACGCCAGCTCGTCTGCGTACGAGCTGAATCGCCGGTATGAGGAGCTGTGGCCCAAAGTCACGCGCGGCCTCACCGGCAAGGCGGCTGTGTCCGCCTGGCGCCGGTTCATCCGGCAAGAACAGAAGGCCGCAGCCCAGGAGGCTCGGCGATCCACCACGAGCGTCCAGGAGGCGTGACAGTGCCCGAGCAGGAAACCCCCGAGACCAGCACCGAGACCACTACGGAAGAGACCGTCGAGACGCCCCCGGAGGGCGATACCCCCGCGGGTGAGGAGTTGACCTCGACCGAGGAGCAGCCCGAGGAAGTGCCGGCCGCGGTTCTCCGGAAGGAGCTGACCGACGTCCGCGCCGAGGCGGCCAACTACCGCGTCAAGCTGCGTGAGGTCGAGGCCAAGTTCGCCAACGCCAAGACGCCCGAGGAGTTCGAGAGTGCGGTCTCGGAGCTGAAGGCGCAGAACGAGGCGCTGGAACGGCAGATCCTGCTCAGCAACGTAGCGGCGAAGTACGAGCTGCCCGCGGCTCTGGCCAAGCGGCTCGCCGGCACCACGCCGGAGGAGCTGGAGGCCGACGCCAAGGAGCTCCGGAAGCTCGTCGCTCCCGCCGCACCTGAGTCGCTTCGCGGCGGCCTCGACCCCGAGGACGACCCCGACGACTTCGACCCGGTCAAGGCAGTCCAGGCAGCCCGCCGCAACCGCTACTGACCGACCCTTCTGGCCAGTGTGCAAGTGACGCACACGAGCCTCCCTTACCGACAGGAGTAACAACTCGTGACCCACAGCGTTGTCAAGCCGGAGAAGATCGCCGCAACCGCGGCGGTCGCTCTGGAGCAGGCCCTCGTCGTTCCCGCGCTCTTCCAGCGTGAGGGCATCGACCAGTACAAGGGCACCGAGAGCGACACCATCAACGTCAAGGTCGAAGGAGTCCTGCCCTTCCGGACCTACGACTGGCGTTCCGGGCAGATCGGCACCCCCAACGCCAACGGCGGGGTCCGCAAGGCGATCGTCTTCGACGACTACGCCGAGAAGACCGTCTCCGTGAGCTTCGGCGGCAACATCTACAGCGCCGTCAAGCTGACCGACGAGCAGCGCGACTTCGACCTCGGGGGCTGGGCCAAGCTCATGGCCAAGCAGACCGAGGCGATCGGTCGCGGCCTGGAGCGCGGTGCAGTTGACACCCTGAAGAACCAGCCCTACGCCGTCACCCTGGGCGGCTCGGTGGACGCGGACGGCGCCGGCTCCGGTACCGCGGTCCGCTCCCTGCGCAAGACCCTCATCAAGGCCCGCGACATCCTCAACAAGTTCATGATCCCGCAGGCCGGCCGCGTGCTCCTGGTCGGCTCCGACTGGGAGATGGCGCTTCTGGGCGACCCGGAGCTCAACCTGGCGTCCAACGTCGGCGAGGCCGAGGCCGTCTCCGCCCTGCACGAGGCCACCATCGCCCGGCGCTACGGCTTCGACATCGTCGTGTCGCAGGAAGTCCCGAGCGACGCCGCGTTCGCCCTGCACCGCTCGGCGTTCATCTTCGCGACCGGCGCCCCGAGCGTCCCGCAGTCCGTCGTCGGCGGCACCGCCTCCGCGAACGGCGTGGCGGTCCGCTGGCTCCAGGACTACGACGCGAACTACCTGACCGACCGCTCGGTGGTCAACACGTACAAGGGCTTCCGCTCGGTCCACGACCAGCTCCTGGGCATCGACGACGCGACGGGCCAGGCGTTCGTCTCGCAGTACGAGCACTTCGTTCGGGGCATCAAGCTCGACCTCGACGCGACGGTCGACGTTCTGCCGACCGGCTCCGCCCCTGCGGCTGTCGAGCTGACCGCCATCACCGGCGTCGGCAACGCGGCCTGATCGGCTGAGTGAGTGGGGCGGGTTCCTCCGGGGGCCCGCCCCTCCCCGTGAGTGAAGGAGAACCATCTTGGCGAACTTCGCCACACTGGCAGAGCTCCAAGCCCGCCTCGACTGGACGCTCGACGCTGACGAGGAGCGCATCGCGACCTCAGCCCTGGAGGACGCCTCCGACCTGGCCAGCCACTACGCCGGCCGCGACTGGCTGGACGCAACCACCGCCCCTCGCATGGTCCGGACGATGGTCCTGAAGGCGTGCAAGCGGTACATGACCAACCCGGACGGCTACACGCAGTCCCGGGCAGGCGACGAGACCCTGGGATGGAACGACAGCTCGGGCCAGAACGCGGGCACCGTCTACTTCACCCACGAGGAGCAGAAGCTCCTCGCGGGGATCGGCGGACGCAAGCCTGGTCTGCTCTCCGCAGAGGTCTCGGCCTGGAACTCGGTGCGTCGGCCCGTCTCGGCTGGCCTGGTCCCCGTGGACGCACCCGGTTCGGACTTCCCGTTCTTCTCGGACGGGGTGGAACCCTGGTGAGCTCGATACAGCGCAGGCGCGGCCAGATCGCGCTGATCTGGAAGTCGAAGACCATCACCGACAACCGCGGCAACGAGGTCATCGTCGCCGACGAGGACGGGCCACACGCGGTACGCGCAGCGTTCATCCCACAGCGCTCAGCCAAGGCCGAAGTGCCCGGCCAGCAGGCCATCAACATCACCCGCATGATCGTGGACGCCAACCTCGACGGCGTCGAGCTCTGGTCGCGCGTCGAGGCGATGGGCAAGGCCTGGGACATCGTCACGCCGCCGGCCTACCACCACGGCACACGGCACACCCGGCACTGGTCCATCGACATCCGACAGAGGCCCTGATGGCGCGCGTCTACCAGGCGGTCGGCGGACGGAAGATCGCCGAGGCCATCGCCCTCAACGAGGCAGTCGTCCACGAGCTGGACAACCGGACCTTCGAGATCGCGGTTCGAGCCGAGGCCTACCTTCAGGAGCACCAGGACTACGAGAAGGAGGTCGAGGAGGAGACCGGCGTACGCGCTGATGGTCACTCCTTCATCGACATCGAGCGGGGAAAGATCGACCGCTACGTCGTCCTCAATGATGAACGCGGCCAGAACGCGGCACTGTCCATCGAGTACGGTCGCGACGCCTACGAGGTCGAAGTCACCGACAAGGACGGCAACACGCGGACCGTCGAGGTCGGCGCCATGCCTGGTCTCTACATCCTCGCCCGCGCGAGCAACCTGCCCAAGAAGCGGAAGGGGCGGGTGAAGCCCTGATGGCCGGACTTCCCGCCCACATCAAGGCGCTCGCCGAACTCTCGCCCGTCGAGGATCTGCTTCTACCCATCCTCCGCGAGGGCCTTCCTGGCATTCCGGTGAGCTCGCTCATCGCCGCCAACCAGACCTTCCCTCTCGTACTCGTCCGCCGCGGCGCCAGCTTCGGAGAGCACGCGGGCGACACCCGCTTTACCGACTCGGCGCAGGTTTCGATTCAGACGTTCTGCGCCGACCCGAACGGCGACGAGGACGCGGCGATCCTCGCCGAGGCTGCCCGCGTCGTACTCCGCGACGCCTGGCTCAACCACAAGGTCGTCCCTGGGCGCGGCCACCTCACGCGCGTGGACCTGACCTCAGCTCCCCGCCGAGTCACGGACTGGGCGACAGCCGCAGGGCCCGTCCAGTACGCCGACCTCCCCACGGGCGTGTGGCGCTACGAGTCGGTCTACCAGATCGACATCCGCAAGCCGCGCAGCCGCCCCTACCCAGCCTGATCCCACCCCAGCAAGGAGACGCCTTCGTGCCCATCAATGACGACGCAACTCTCGTCATCGGCAGCGGTAACTACCTCACCGCGCCGACCGGAACCGACATACCCGCAGACCTTCTGGTCCCGATCACCCCCTGGTCGAACGTGGGCCACACCTCCCTGGAGGACATCTTCGGCATCACGTCCGAGGGTGGCGAGGCCACGGTCATCGGAACGCTCCAGAACAAGAGCCTGCGCACCAAGTACAGCGCCCGCACCGAGACCATGACCTTCGTCCTCCAGCAGTTCGACGTGGCCGGCCTGAAGCTGTACTACGGCGCGAATGCGCCGATCCTGCCGGACGGCAGCGTCGGTGTCCCGACCGAGCCTGAGCCGACTGTCTGCGCGTTCCTCGCGGTCTTCGTTGACGGTGGCAACCATTTCGCCTTTTACGCGCCCAAGGCGGAGATCTACCGGGCCGACGACCTGACGCTCGCGGACACCGAGTCCCTCGCCGGCCTGCCACTCGGCGTCAAGCCCCTCGCCTACGGCAGCAACAACTGGACCTACGCGGTGACCCCGCTCGGCGGCGGTGTCGTGGCTACGGGTGCGGTCGCTGGCACTCCCGGCTCCTTCACCCCGAGCGGCGCTGCGGCGCCGGCCAACCTCGCCGCGCTCTCCACCGTGATCGCCTCGCCGTCCTCGGCGTGGACCACGGGTCAGCGCGTCGTGCTCGGCGATGCATCGACCGCCCACTGGGACGGCGACTCCTGGGAGACCGGTTCCGCCTGATCCTGAACTCCCTCGGTGTGCAAGTGACGCGGACCTCTTGCGCACCGGGGGGCTCCTCCCGGAGCTCCTTCTGAATGTCCGCGCCCCCTTTCCCAACAAGCACAGGAGGTCCGCACCCCCATGGCCAGCTACACCCTTGACGACATCCGCGCCGCAGCCGAGGCGAAGTACGGCGCGACCGAGATCAACTTCGGCAACGACGTCTGCCGACTGCTCAACCCGCTCCGCCTCCCGAAGGAGAAGCGCGCTGAGCTCCTGAAGATCCAGGACCAGCTCGACGGCGAGGACACCGACCAAGAGGAGGTGTTCGGCCAGGCCATCCGGCTCGTCGCCGAGTCGCAGCCCGCCGCGAACAAGCTCCTGAAGGCCGTGGGGTCCGACCTCGCCATCCTCGCCGAGATCTTCGAGACCTACGGCAAGGGCACGCAGGTGGGGGAAGCCTGAGCCTCGCCCGGCTCGTAGACGAGTACGGCGAGGGCCTGTACCCCGACCTGCTCCTCCACTACGGAGTGGACCTCACCGAGGTCATCGCGGGTCGGGGCCCAGCCCCGTCCCTGGTCCTCGCGCTGGTGCAGAGGCTTCCGGATACAGCACTCACCATCGCCCTCGCGTCGGGCGGCAGGGACCACTTCGGCTGGGGCGTCGATCGCCACATGACCGCGGACCTGTACGACGCGCTCAACCAGAACACGCGGGCCAGCGGTCAATGGGGCAAGAAGGGCGCCCCGAAGATCCCCGAGTACCCGCGCCCCAAGTCGAAGTCGAAGGACACGGGCCCCAAGAAGGCCAAGTCCGTCGCCGACATCTACCAGGTCTTTTCACGGAGGTAGTCAATGCCCGCAGGGCAGGTGATCGGGCGTGTCTCGGTCAAGGTTCTCCCCGACACCGACAACTTCCGCCGACAGGCGCAGGATGATCTCGACAGGATCGAGAAGACGCTCAAGCTCACCGTCGCCACCAAGGTCGACATGAGCGGCGCGTCACGCGAGTACCTGGAGCAGTTGCGCCTGATCAATCAGCGCAACCGCAACATGGACTCCAGGAAGATCCGCTTCCACGCGACGATCTCCAAGGACGGGATGACCCAGGCAGTCTCCAAGGCTGTCCGGGACCTGCAAGACAAGGCGAAGCAGAGCAAGATCAAGTTCAAGGTCGACGACGTCGAGGTCACCGGAGATGTCCGGCTCGCCCTCGACCAGTCCAACCTGGACAAGATCAAGCACGACCTCAACGACTGGCGCGACGACATCAGTCCGCTCAAGGTCGAGGTCAAGCTCGACATCGCCAACGGCACGGGCACGGCAATGTCCGCCCGGCTTCAGGTCCTGACTCGGCCCCGTACGGTGCCGATCATCCCCGACCTCGACAACACGGCCGTCGCCAAGGTCGCCACCGCACTCGCGGCGTTGTCTGGAGCGCGGGTGCTCAGCTCGATGTTCGAGAAGCTCGGCAGGGCTCTGAAGAACCTCGACAAGTCCGTGCCGATCATCGGCACGCTCGCCACGGCCGTTGCCGGCCTTGCGGCCTGGGGCATCACCGCCGCGAGCAACCTGTTCGCGCTGTCGTCGTCGCTGGCACAGATCGGTCCACTCGCACTCCTCCTTCCCGGCCTGCTCGGCGGCATCGCTGTCGGTCTCGGCGTCACCATCGCCGCATTCAAGGACTTCAACAAGATCCTCCCCGAGGTCAAGGGCAAGCTCTCCGACCTCCAGAACCAGATCTCAAGCAACTTCTGGGCCAAGGCCAAGGAGCCGATCCGCGAGCTGGTCGACGGGCTCCTCCCGAAGTTCAGTGCAGGGCTCTCCAACGCAGCAACGGAAGTCGGCACGTTCTTCGGAGCCTTCGCCGGCCACCTCCAGGGCGCGCTCGACCCCGCGCTGAATCAGATGTTCGCGGACCTCTCCGAGTCCATCAAGATCGCAACCGGCGGCACGCAAGCCTTCGCGGGCATCATCACCACCCTCGGCCAGGTAGGCACCTCCTACCTCCCCGAGCTCGCCACCTGGTTCGTCAGCATCTCGGAGCGGTTCGACACCTTCCTGAAGACGGCCAAGGATGACGGCTCGCTGGACGGGTGGATCAAGACCGGCATCGCCAACCTGAAGGCGCTCGGCTCGTCTCTCGCGAGCCTCGGCAACATCTTCATGGCGATCGGCACGGCAGCTCAGCAGGCCGGCGGCTCCAGCATCCAGGTGCTGGCAGACACGCTGAACAAGATCGAAGCGGTCGTGGAGAGCGAAGGCTTCCAGACCGGATTGGTTGCGGTCTTCTCGGCGGCGCACGCGGCGATGAACAACATCGCGACGATCTCCGGGCCGGCAGTCAAGAACCTGTTCATCACCCTTGGGCAGCTCCTGACCACGATCCTGCCGCAGGTCGGCACGATCATCGGCACCGCGCTCGGCGCCATCTCTGCCGCACTCGCACAGCCCGCGGTCACTCAGGGTATCCAGAGCATGTTCAACGGCATTCAGGTGGCCGTCCAGGCCCTCGCTCCCGCGATGGCTCCGCTCGGCGTGGCGCTCGGCGCGCTGATGAACGTCATCGCGACGTTCATGTTCATGCTCGGCCCGCTCGTCTCGGCCGCGCTCATCCCGCTCTCGCAGGCGTTTGCTCAGCTCGCCCCGATGATCAGCCCGATCATCACGCTGCTTGGCGGCACCCTGCTCGGCGTCTTCCAGCAGCTCACGCCGGTCATCATGTCGCTGGTTCCCGTCGTGGGGCAGATGCTCGGCGCCGCGTTCCAGGTGCTCAGCACGATCCTCCCGGTCGTCGCGCAACTGTTCATGCAGATCATGACGGCGGTCGCCCCGCTGATCGCCCAGCTCGTCACCGCGCTGGTTCCGATCATGTCGGTCATCGCCGCGGTCGTGGCTCAGGTCATCTCGGCGGTCATGCCGCTCGTGGCGATCCTGCTGAACATCATCACGGCGATCATCACGCCCCTGATACCGATGATCCGAGAGATCGTCGAGAAGTGCCTGCCTCCGCTCGCCGATGCGTTCCAGCGCGTCGCCGAAGCTGTGCAGCCTCTGCTCAGCGCGCTCCTCGCGGTCGTCAACTTCCTCATGCCGATCCTGGTTCCCATCCTCCAGTTCATCATCGAGATCCTGGTCGGCTCCCTGACCGCCGCGATCAACGGCGTGGCCCTGGTGCTCGAAGGTCTCGTGATGGTCTTCACGGGTGTGTGGGACGCGATCGTCGGCTACTTCAAGATGATCTGGGGCATCTTCGAGGGGATCTTCACCGGAGACTGGACCACCTTCAAGGAAGGCTTCAGCCAGCTCTGGCACGGCATCGTCGACTTCCTCCACGGCATCTGGGACATCATCCTCGGCGCTCTCGAAGTCTTTCTGAACGTCGGCATCCTCGGCATCGCAGGCAAGGCGCTGAAGGGGCTGCTGGCTCTTTGGAAGGCCCTCTGGGGCGGTATCCGCCTGGCGGGCGTCGTCATCTGGGACGCCATCAAGGCAGGCTTCTCCAGCTTCGGGTCGACCCTGAGCGGCCTCGGCAGCTCGATGATGTCTCGGCTGGGTACGCTCATCGCTTCCGGCTGGACGGCCATCAAGGATCTCGCGGTCCGGGCGTTCGTCGCCCTGGGCGAGGCGGCCAGCAGTGGCATCAGCAGTGTGGTGCGGTACGTCAGTGAGCTGCCCAGCAAGGCAGCTTCGACTCTCAGTGGCATCGGCTCGACGCTCATGAGTGCCGGCCGCAAGCTGATCGAGGGCTTCATCGACGGCATCAAGAACATGTTCGGTTCCGTCAAGGACACCCTCGGGAGCCTGACCAGCAAGCTGAAGGACTGGAAGGGGCCCGAGAGCCTCGACCGAGTCCTACTTCGAGACGCCGGCAAGCTCGTGATCAACGGCTTCATCAACGGCCTGGAGTCCCGATACGACGCCGTCCGCAGATCCCTTCGGGGACTGACCGACGACGTCGGAGCAACGGTCATCAACGCCCCCGCGATCAGCCGGTTCAACTCCGCGGGCGTGAACGGCGCCCTCGCCGGCATGGACGCTTCCTCGATCGGGGGTGGCGCGAAGGTTCTCAACTACTACGCAGCCCCCGGCTCCTCGATCAACTCCGAGGAAGACCTGTTCGCGGCTGCCAACCGAGCACGAATGGTGGGCTGGTAAATGGCGAAGCTCCTCCTGGAGAACGGCCGGGACACTCTGAACCTCAACGAGGTTGCAGAGGTCGGGACGGGGGTGCAGGCGACGACTGGTGCAACTGGTCTGGGCCTGCCCCCGGTCTCGGCCCGCTGGCTCGAAGGCGCTGGCGACGGCGCGAAGTACCGAGGCCGGCGCGTCCTGGCCCGCGACATCGACATACCGTTCGACATCGTCGGGCGCGACCGCAACCACTTCAAGCAACTCATGTCCCGGCTGGCGAAGATGCTGGCCGGGCCGTGCACGCTGCGAATGCTGGAGGATGACGACACCGACTGGCACACAGAGGTTGTGCGAACCGGAGGCGGTGACTACGCCTTTGGCGTCGATACCATCGGCAACAAGGATCTTCAGACTGTCATCACGTTCCGCGCGGGTGATCCGTACTGGACGAGCTCGCGCGCCTCGCAAGCCACGGTAGGCGCCGTCGTCGGCGGCAGCCCTTTCGTGTCCTCCTTCCTGTCCATGCCCGTCGCCTCCTCGCAGGCGATCGGCTCCATGACCCTGGAGAACACGGGCGACGTGGCTGCCTACCCCGTCTGGACCATCGTCGGCCCGGGGGACAGCTTCCTTGCCGTCTCCCCGGCGGGCGAACGACTGAAGTGGGACGGCGAACTCCTCGCCGGCCAGCAGCTCACCATCGACACCCGTAACGGCACTGTCCTCGACCAGGCGGGCGCCAACCGCTACACGGACCTCGACACAGCGCCCCGCTTCTGGCCCATCGAGCCCGGCGTCTCAACCGCCGAAGCCAGTCTCCAGAACGTCACATCGGCCTCCAAGATCGTATGCACGTGGCGACCCCGGAAGTGGTTGGTGGTCTGACAGATGAAGCTGACAGACCTCACGGTCGAGGTCCGCAACAAGCAGCTCGAACGTCTGGGTGTCATACGGCCCGAGGATCTGATCCTGGAGCTGCAAGACGCGTTCAACAACGTTGGAACCTGGAAGGTGACACTCGCTGCGGAGCATCCGCTGGCAGACGAGCTGCGCCTTCCGGGCTCCGGCCTACTCATCACTGGCACCACCGACGTGCTCATGTCGGGGCCTACCACTGCGCACGAGTTCGCCGCCACTCCCGAAGATCCCGGCGGCTCAATCGTCTTCAGCGGGATCAGCGACACCTCGATCCTGCTCGACTACCTGGCATTTCCCCAGCCGTCCAACGTTGACCCGACGAGTCAGACGGAGTCACACGACGTCCGTACCGGCAAGGCCGAGACCGTCATACACGCTTACGTCAAGGCGAACGCGGGCGCAGACGCCCCGCTCTCACGGCGCAAACCGCGTCTGACAACGGGTGTCGATCTGAGCCGCGGTCCAACGGTGACCAAGTCCGCGCGCTTCCCCGTGTTGGGCAGCCTGATCTCGGAGCTCGCCGTCCTGGCGGACCTTGGTTTCCGGATCGTCCAACGCGGTGACGCCCTGGTCTTCGAGACCTACGCCGTCACCGACCGCTCGGCCTACATCCGGTTGGACGTGCAGAACAACAGCCTCAGCGGTTCGCGTGTTTCGATCGGCGCTCCCGGCGCTACGCGCGTGATCGTGGCCGGCCAGGGCGAGATGACGAAGCGGAACTTCCGCGAGGTAACCACCGTCGAGTCGCTCGCCGCCGAGTCCGAGTGGGGCCGGCGCATCGAGGTCTTCCAGGACCAGCGCAACACCAACGAAAACGACGAGCTCGACCAGTCCGGCCTGGAGCTCCTCGCCGAGCAGGGCTTCACCGCGATCGGCGTTCAGGCCGTCCCCGCCGAGGACTCCGCGATGGAGTTCGGCAAGGACTGGGGCATGGGCGACAGAGTCAGCGTCGTCGTGGACGACCACGAGCTGACGTCAACCGTCACCGGCATGGTCCTGAAGGCGGACAGCGAAGGCTTCCGGCTCGGCGCCCTGCTGGGCACGACCACCGGCTTCAGTGCAGACGCGAAGACGAATCAGCGAGTGCAGAGCACGGAGAAGCGCATCAGCGAGCTGGAGCGCAACGGTAGCGCCGGAAGCGACGAGATCATGCAGATCATGAAGGTGTGGTGACGTGGCAAGCACAAGAGCGAAGGCGTTCAGCCGGGGCGTAGCCCCAACAGCGCAGACCACGGTCTACACCGTCCCCGCGGGGGGCCAGGCCATCGTCACGAACATCGTGTGCACGAACACCACGAGCGCGGCGATCGGCATCACCGTGAAGCTCGACTCTTTCTCGATCCTCAGCAGCGTGGGCGTTGCCCCGCACGGAGTGGTCGCCCTCGACATCACCCAGCCCATCGAGGCCGGAGACACGATCCAGATACAGGCAAGTGCGGACAACCTCGTCGTGCACATCAGCGGAGTGGAGGTGATCTGACCGTGAGCATCTCGATCATCCCGCTTCCGGCGGAGTCCGGCACAGTCGGCGCTCCCGGCCCCTCGGGCATGGACGGCGTAAACGGCGTAGACGGCAGCAAGATCTACACGGGCTCGGCGACGCCTGCGGCGGGCATCGGCGTGGATGGCGACTTCTACATGCAAGTCACGCAGCGCACGGATCTCGGCGTGCAGTCGACCTCCCTGTACGTCTGGAAGAAGGCTGGCTCGACGTGGGCTCTCCAGGGCGACGTCATCCGAGGCGCGCGCTTCCTCACCACCCCGGTCTCCACTGGCGGCACGACTGGCGTGGCGGGAGACCTGGTGCTCCGCACGGACACCGGCAACATCTACCAGCACAACGGCACCTCGTGGGTCAGCGTCGGCAGCCTCAAGGGGCCAACTGGTGCGACTGGGCTTACAGGCCCTGCCGGCCCGGCTGGCGCCGCAGGCAGTCAAGTGCACTCCGGTACAGCCGATCCGTCGACCGTCCTCGGCGTGGACGGCGACTTCTACATCCAGACCACCGCGACCACCTACCTCGGGGTCACGAGCACAACCCTCACCTACTGGACCAAGAGCTCGGGCGCATGGGCCAAGGTCGGCAACGACGTTCGCGGTTCAGCCTGGTATGCGAACAGCGGCTCGACTGCGAGCGCGCTCACGAGGCCCGGCGACATGCTTCTCCGCACCGACACGGGCGACATCTACCAGCGAGACACCGCCGGCTGGGGCTCGGCCATCGGCAACCTCAAGGGCCCTACCGGTCCAGCGGGGCCCACCGGCCCTCGCGGCCCCGCCGGTCCGGCCGGCGCCGAGACACCTGTCGTCACCGTCGCCGACATGCTGGCTGAGAGCAGCTTCTACGTGGCGCACCGTGGCTCCGGATGCGAGTACCCCGAGCACACGATGGCGGCATACGAGTCCATCGTCGCGGCCGGCGCGAAGTACATCGAGGTCAGCGTCAACATCACCGACGACGGCACCCTGGTGTGCTGCCACGACACCAACCTCGACCGCACCACCAACGCCACTGGGCCGGTGTCGAGCAAGCCGTACTCGGACATCCGCAACAACGTCCGCACGGACCTACCGGAGCTGCTCGGCCCGAACTGGGCGCCCCAGCCGCTGCCCACCCTGCGCGAGGTGCTCGACAGGTTCATCGGCAAGGTCGTCATCTTCCTGGAGGCCAAGAGCAACGCCGCCGTTGACCCGATGCGGAACATGCTCGTCAACTGCTACCCCAACTTCGAGCAGTCGGTGATCTTCAAGGCGTACTACACGTCGGGGGTCTTCGCCTGGGCCAAGAGCGTCGGGATGACCACGTGGGGGTATGTCGACGCCGGCACCACGGACGCGCAGGCCGACACGTACGGCGCGAACATCGACATGTGGGGCCTGCCGTACGACATGACCGACGCCCGCATGGCCGCCTTCGTGGCTCGCGGCAAGCCATGCATCTCTTGGGAGGTGCACCGCAGATCTGAGGCGGCTCGCCTGACCGCGCTCGGCGTCAAGGGCAAGATGTCGGCACAGTGGCTGTACCTCACCCGGAACACTCCGTTCGGCACCAGCGACAACTTCGCCTCGAAGGTCAAGTCGCCGGGCATGATCGGGCTCGCCGGCTACGACATCAACTACACGCCTCGCTGGGCCGCGGACGGCTCGATCTACTTCGAGAACCCGACGAACCGAACCCTGCTCATGGGACGGATCTCGAACCCGACCCCTCCGGCGAACTACAAGATCCTGTTCGACATGAAGTGGGACGTGCTCCCGACCGCACTGATCCACTCGGGCATCGCCTTCGGCAAGGTCGCAGACGACGAGTACCGCTTCAGCTTCGCCAATCCGAGCGGCGGCTACCACATCGTCATGCGAGCGAGCGGGAACCTTCAGCTCTACTCGCACACCCAGGGCGTTACCAGCGGCACCATGCTCGCCCAGTCCCACCCGGGCACCGTTCCACCTGAGCTCGTCCCCGTGGCGGGTCAGTGGATGAGCTTCGAGGTCGAGGTCACACCGACCCAGGTCATCGTGCGTCGAACCGACGTCACGTCAACCCCGGTGACCATTACCTCGAACAACGCGACGTATCGAGGCGGTTACATCCACCTCTCCACCGGCTCGGTCGTGACTGCCACGCAGTCCCCGCGCTGGCGCAACGTCAAGGTCATCTGACCCCCACACGCCGAACCCCCTGAAGCCGAGCGCTCAGGGGGTTCTTGCTTTCCAGGAAGGAACCCCCAGTGGCACAGAGCTCCTACCCTTTTGACGGCCAGACCACCAGCGAGACCCAGTACTCACAGTTCTTCCGGGAGCTCCAGGACAACGGCGTCTGCGCCGACCCGACACAGTCGGACCTGAAGGTCTCCGGCGACGGCTCAGGCATGAACGTCAAGGTGCAGCCCGGCAAGGCGATTGTCCGAGGACACGCCTACGCCTCAACTGCCGTCGAGACCCTGATCATCTCGGCCGCTGACGCGAGTCCGCGGACCGACCGCGTCATCCTGCGCCTGGATCCGGCCGCGAACAGCATCGTCCTCGCGGTCATCAAGGGCACGCCTGGCGGAGGCGTTCCGACCCTGAACCAGTCCGACACCGGCATCTACGAGATCGCCCTCGCGAACATCGCCGTGGGTGCCAGCGTCACAACCATCCTGGCCGGAGACGTCACTCAGCAGCGCCGCTTCGTTGGCAGCCGCATCGGCGTGTGGAGCACCAGCCTTCGACCGACCTCCCCACGACAGGGTCGCCTCGGATACAACGTCGATGCGAATTCCTGGGAGTTCTGGGACGGCAGCACCTGGAAGGATCTGGCGCCGACCGTCACCTGGTCGACCGTCACAGGCAAGCCGACGACCTTCCCGCCGAGCACGCACACCCACCCGGCCCCGACGTGGGCCGACGTCACGGGCAAGCCGACCCTGTTCACGCCGGTCTCCCACACCCACGCGTGGGAGCACCTCACCAACCCCCCGTCGACCTTCCCGCCCGCGACGCACAACCACCACTGGGACAGCATCCAGGGCAAGCCGAGCTACTTTCCGCCCGAGGGCCACACGCACGGCTACCTCGAAGCCGGAGACACCATCTCCTGGGCCAACGGAACCAAGCAGGCTCACGCCCGAGCTGTCTCCGGGTCCGGCACCTACTACGCGGTGTGGGTCCGCGGTGACGGCGGCTTCTGCCGCAATACCTCCTCGATCAAGTTCAAGGAGAACGTCCGCGACTTCGCGATCGACCCCGCGGCCGTACTGGCGCTGAACCCGAAGATCTACGACCGCAAGGCCGAGACCAACGAGGCCGGCGAAGTCGAGCTTGGCAACAAGGACGAAGTCGGCCTGATCGCCGAGGAGGTCGCTGAACACCTGCCCTGGATCGTGAACTACCTCGACGGCGAGATCGACGGCCTGCGGTACGACCTGCTCGGCGTCGCACTTCTCCCCGTCGTTCAGCGCCAGGAGGAGCGGATCAGGTCCCTGGAGGAGCGCCTGGCCTCCCTGGAGGGCAAGTCCTGATGACCGCCCTCGCCATCGAGCCCAGTGTGCAAGTTGCGCTCGTCACTGCGGGCAGCACGGTTGGGGTCGCCCTGCTCGGCATCGCGGCCGAGTTCATGCGCCGCCAGGCGAAGGCGATCAGTGCGGTCGCCGAGCACGCCCAGGAAGCGCGCGACCAGGTCGCCAACACCCACGACACCAACCTCCGCGACGACCTGGACGCTGTGGCCCACCGCATCGACCGCGTCCTGGCGCTCCAGGCGCGGCACAGCGAGGACATCGCAGCCGTCCGCGCGGACATCGCCCACGAACGCCGCGAACGCCTCGCCGTGGCTGAACGCCTCGACGACCACGTAGCGGCCACCGCCGCCTGACCCACTCACCCCTGAAGGCCCTGTCTCTACGCGAGGCAGGGCCTTCGCCGTCCCCCTTGGAGGAACCCCGCATGTCCGTCTCGATCGTCTCTCGTTCCGAGTGGGGCGCGAAGCCCTGGAACGGCACCCCCAACTACGTCAGCCTCAGCCAGCGAACCGAGTTCTTCATCCACTACGACGGCGGCGACCACGTCAACCGCACCGGCAACTCGGTCCCGCAAGCAATCGAGCGCGGCCACCTCGGTCAGGGCTGGGCCGGCATCGGCTACAACTTCGTCGTCGACCAGGACGGCACGGCCTTCGAGGGCCGCGGGTGGACTCTTCAGGGCGCCCACTGCCCGAACCACAACGTGAGCGGCCTCGGCGTGCAGATCGCCATCGGCGGCGACCAGGAGCCCTCGGCGAAGGCGCTCGCCACAGCCCGCGCGCTCTACGACGAGGCATGTCGCAAGACCGGCCGCACCCTCGCCATGAAGGGCCACAGGGACGGCTTCGCAACCGAGTGCCCTGGCGGCCCACTGTACGCCTGGGTCAAGGCCGGCATGCCTGCTGACGGGTACGATCCCGGCCCGGAGCCGGAGAACCCCTCGACCTGGGACGGCTCTTCCTTCCCCGGCGCGAGCGTGTTCGTCCTCGGCAAGAGCCACCCGGCCGTGACCCTGCTCGGCCAGCGCCTGGTCGCCCACGGCTTCGGCTCGTATTACAGGGAGGGTCCCGGCCCGATACTCAGCCAAGCGGACGTGAACGCCACCAAGGCGTTCCAGCAGGCGCAGGGCTGGACGGGATCCGACGCTGACGGCTACCCCGGCGCCGAGACCTGGAAGCGGCTCATGGCTCCTCCGAAGCAGGCGCCCGCCCCGGCACCTTCGAGCATCGTCGCCCTGAACCCCGCGGTGAAGCCCGGCGCCAGGCACGCGCAGGTCCAGGAGCTCCAGCACCTTCTGATCCAGGCGGGCTACGGCCCCATCCCTGGTGCGTACAGCACGTATTACGGCCCGGAGACCCAGAAGGCAGTCGCCCGGTTCCACAACAAGAACCCGCAGTACCGCGGAGCCGGTACGTCCTACGACCCGGCAATCGGGCGGCGCGGGTTCGTCGAGCTTCAGAAGGAGGCTGGTCGCCAGTGAGCAAGCATTCGAAAATGAGTTCGAAAGGGCGGAGCGTCATCGCTCGGGCCCTGCCCACCAAGTACAAGAGCAAGACCGGCCTGGTCGCGTCCATTCTGGGCGTGATTCTGTCCGTGGCCGCGGTCGCGGCGACCGATTACCCCGAGGTGGCTGTCGTCCTCCAGGCGCTGACCGCCTTCGGGTTCGTCGAGCAGTCCGACTCTGAATGAGAGAGGCCCCCGCTGGTCAAGCGCCAGCGGGGGCCTCTCGTCATCTCACGCCTTCTTCGACGCCTCAATCTCCTCAAGCGACATGATCTTCGGTCGCCGTCGCGCAGGCACCGTCTTCTTGGGAGTGGCCGCCTTCTTGGCTGCCACCTTCTGGGCCGGCTTGGGTGCGGGGGCGGGCGCCGGCCGATCCTCCCGAGCCCGTCCTGCTTCGCGGCCGGGTTCATTCCCCCCGGACAGCCACTCCTCCAACGCCTCAGCATGCTCCGCGCAGAGATCCTTTGAGACGCTTCGCCCATCGCTGGCTGTGATTGTGTAAGTGGTGGCAGGAAACTTCTCGTCGATGTCGCAAGCCGTGACTTCGAGCTTCATGCGCGGCCCTCTCGGTGTGCATCTTGATGTATGCCCCACACTACCTGGGCAAAATTGACGCTACGCGAGTAGTGTGGAAGTGTTACAGGCAGGATTGCACAACTGAGAACCGCACAGAGAGTAGGAGGCTCATGGGTAAGCGCAAAATCCAGGACGAGACGGAGGTCATCCGTTGGTTCGAGGAGGGGCGCACGTACCAATGGATGATTGAGGAGTACCGGCGCAAGTACGGTATCGAGACCGTTCCGTCCATGTGGGGGAATTTTCGGCGACGGCGAGGCCTCGACCGGCGCATCGTCCGAGACGACAACCTGATCCCCTGGTTCGTGAAGGAGGAGCATCGCTGGGCCTACCCCCTGGCCATGCTTCGAGCAGAGGGTCGGCGCCGAGCGGGCAAGGAGCTGACCGAGACCGATGCCACTCGGCTCAACAACTGGCTCGGGATGCTGAAGGAGAACGACGCAGTCGTTCACTACGACCCCGAGACCGAAGAGGGCTTCTTCTACATCGCCCGACAGGACGGGGACGACGACCTCATCCACCCGCCCAAGATGAAGACCACGCCGCGCCCCAACGCAGACAGCGAGTAGGCCAGCGAGACCGACAAAGCCCCCCGTATCCGAACTGCGGGGGGCTTTGTCGTACCCCCAGGTTAAAGTGCGTGTAAGGGAAATTTCAAATTTGTAAGGTTTCGCGCGCAACCCTCCCGGAGCGTGTGGAGTCGTATGTTCCAAGAGTGAAGATCCGGTGACGCCACGGGGTTGACACGCAACTTTCGGTCAGTCAGGATGGTTCTCGGCCAGCGACACTTACACACAAGGAGGCGAAGGTGACCCACCACCTCGGGGAGGGACCGACCGCCATACCTGGCGGCTGGCGGGGGGAATACGTCTCCCCCAGAGGCAACGTAAGGCTCGTCATCGATCACGAGGCGTACGACTTTCACATCATCGCCAGGCCCGACCACAGAGTGGCGGAGCTCAGGAACGTGATCGAAGAGGCCAAGAGGTGCGGCCTGGAACTGCTCGACGATGACGAGGTCGAGCCCGAGATTCTGGAGGATGACAGCATCAAGATCTATCTCTGCCCCACTCCGGTACCCGCAACGCTGCGCCTGGTAGCCGCCGCGTGACCCTGAACCTCATGGAGATTCCGCAGGCGAAGCCCCTGCACCCGAACCTCTCTGTTCCGCGCGACGGCTGGGGCCGTCCCCTCATCGTTCCCGAGGGCGGCGGCAAGCCGGCGGGGCACACTCGCACCACCACCTTTATCGACTGCATCGAAGACAAGTCGAACCTCATCGACTGGCAGGGCCGCATGGTCCTGGTGGGCTCCAGCAAGCGCCCTGACCTGCTGGACAAGGCCCGGGAGCTGGACCCCGAGGACCCGGCCGACAAGAAGAAGCTGAACGCGCTCACGGAGCAGGCCAAGGACGCAGCCGGCGCGAACGAGAAGTCGCGTAAAGGCACATACCTGCACGATCTCTCGGAGTACGTAGACCGCGGGGAGCCTCTGCCCAAGGCCGTCTCGGATGCAGATCTGGACGACATGGCCGCGTACATGATGGCGACCTCCGTCCTGAAGGTCGTCGCGATCGAGCAGTTCGTCGTCGTCCCCGAGCTGTCCGTGGGTGGCACGTTCGACCGGCTGTCCTACTACGAGGGCCCGGATCCCTTCGGTAGGCCGATCTCGGGCAACTTCATCACGGACACCAAGACCGGCTCCATCGAGTACGGCAAGCTGAAGATGGCCGCACAGCTCGCGACCTACTCGCGCGGCAAGCTGTACGACCACACACGGTTCCCCGTGGACGCGGACGACAAGGCTGCGATCAGGGAGTGGAAGAAGCAGGAGTTCACCGCCGAGCAGGCCGCCCAGGCTTACTCGCCGCTGCCTCCCGTGAATCAGGACTGGGGCATCATCGTCCACTTGCCTCAAGGCGAGGGGGTGTGTAACCTGCACTGGGTGGACCTGAACATCGGCTGGGCACTGGCTCAGCTCGCACTCACGATCCGCAAGGCACGCTCGACGAAGAACGCAATGAAACCCTTCCTGTACCAGTTCGCAGACGGGGTTGACGTCGACTCCCAGAGTGTGTAAGTTGAACAACATCAACGGGGAACACCCCAAAGGCGCAAAGCGAAAGTTGCACACCGACCGAGGTGACGGTACGGTGGGCGACGACAGCAAGTGAGAGGAGCACACAACTTCGTGAAGATCACGATCAAATACGGCAAATCGTACGACGACTCCTGGGTGGTCTTCGAGGGAGCGACGCAGCAGGTCAGGGCCGACATCCTCGACTACTTCGGGATGGACCCCGAGTCGCAGCGCGGCCTGAGCTTGAGCTCGATCGTCGTGAACGCGACCAACCTCGCCCACGGCAAGGGTCTGATCGCCACGCAGCTCGGAGCGACGGTCGTTGAGGAGACCAACACCGAGCCTGCCAAGCCCACCGACGACCCGTGGGCGGCTGCGGCAGCCGGTTCCTCGCAGACTCCGCGGGCCAACAGTGTAAGTGTCGCTGAGCCGGTGAAGGAGAACCCCCACGCGTACATCCTCGGGGAAATCGAGAAGCAGACCACGATTGAGGGGCTGAAGAAGCTCTGGGCCGAGAACCAGTCCTTCTTCTCGGAGGCTGCCGTGATGGCGGCCTGGAAGGCGAAGGGCCGAGAGATCAAGAGCTTCGAGGCCGCAGCGTGAAGGACCGCCTCGCTGCCGCCCTCGGGGCGGTACTCCTGACGGCACTCGTTGCAGTGCCCTTCTGGGTCTGGACGTCCGCACCGTGCGGGCTGTGGACCTTCAGCGCAGTCGGCGACATGCCGGCCCGCTGTCTCGTCAAGTAACTCATTCACTCAGTGACTGCCCGAGCGGGCAACGAACAAAGGAGATCAACACAGTGGCTTTCGTTCTCAAGGAGATCCCGGTCCAGGGCGGCGGATGGTTCAAGCCCGCGGACAACGTCAACGCGGCGGCCATCCTCATCGAGGTGCACCAGTACGAGCGTCAGCGGCCCACCCCGAACGGCCCGAAGGACTCGGTCCTGGCGGACGTGACCATCTTCAGCGACGCGGCCTCCCTTCAGGCCGGCACTCCCCAGGTCACCAAGGGCCAGAGGATCGAGCAGACCATCCTCGCCCGCGACCTGGAGACCATCGTCGGCGGCGCGACCATCGTGACCCTGGCGCAGGTCCCTCCGAAGAAGCCCGGTGCGCACCCGGCGTGGGTGTGGCGGCCGGTCACGGACACGGCCGTTCGCAACGCGGTGATCGCGTACGCCGAGAACCGCGAGAAGGCGGCGGCGGCCGCCCTGGCCGACGCTCCCGACTTCGACTGATCTGACTGTGTAAGTGTCGCTACGAATGGAGGGAGGTTGATGAGCGGGCGTCAGCCCGCAGGAAGGAGGTACCCCGTGCGACGTGAACGACCTGACTGGGACACATGGGCCCTGTCGCTGGCCGAGGTGGTAGCCATCCGAGCCGACTGCACGCGCGCCCAGGTGGGCGCCGTGATCCTGAACAAGAAGCACCGCGTGATCGGCCAGGGCTACAACGGCGCACTCCCCGGAGTCCCGGGCTGCTTGACTGCGGGCGCCTGCCCGCGGGGCCGCAAGTCGTACGCCGAGCTCGCAGCGAACAGCGACTACGCCGACTGCATCGCCACCCACGCGGAGGAGAACGCCATCCGCGACGCCCTGGACAAGGGCATCGACGCGAGCGAGCTCAAGAAGGCCACGCTTTACGTCACCCGCGAGCCGTGCCCGGCCTGCAAGACCCTGATCGCCGCCGTAGGTATCGGACGCATCGTCGTCCAGAAGGAGGATGACGAGTGCTCACCCCAGGCCGCTCCCTGGCGCTCCATGCTGAATCGGGCCGTGAACTCCCGCGGGTAGAGGCGTTCGACGATCTCTACGCCATGGGGGTCAGGCCCAGGCATGGCGAAGTTGTGATGATCGCCGGCCGCTCCGGCACGCAGAAGTCAGGCTTCGCTCTCTTCTGGGTGGCCCAGATGAACCTGCCCACCTTGTACTTCTCGGCCGACATGAGCGCCTTCACAGCCAGCTCGCGGCTCGCGTCGATGATGACGAAGGACACCTCCGCGATGGTGGAGGCCGGCATGGCTGAGGGCGGCAAGTACCGGCAGGGCTACATCGACGCGCTGGCCAGCCTGAACATCACCTTCAGCTTCGGTTCACCCATCACGTGGCGGGCAGTCGACGAGGAGCTGGAGGCCTACGTCGAGCTGTGGGACGCGTATCCGCAAGTCGTCGTGTTTGACAACTTGATGGATTTCGAAGGCGCCGAGAGCGACTACACGGAACAGATGGCGGTCATGCAGGGCGCCACCGAACTCGCCCGCCACACAGGCGCGACGGTCATCATCCTGCACCACGCGAGCGACAAGAACTGGGAAGCCAAGACGAACCCGTGGAACCCGCCCTCGCGCGACCAGGTCAAGGGTGGCCTCTCGGAAAAGCCGGAACTCAGCCTGTCCGTCGCGCTCGACCCGACGTCGATGGCGTATCACGTCGCCTGCATCAAACAGAGGATGGGTCCCTGTGATCCGACTGCACAGCGCTACGCAACGATGATCTGCGAGCCCGAGTACACCCGGTTCCGCAAGGCCGAGGCGCGGCAGATCATCCAGGCCGCGAAGACGCAGCCCCAGGAGGAATGGAGCCCGACGAAGGTCGCGCTGTCCCTGGGTTCGTAACACGTCAGCCGGGTGTCTGCCCGGCTCTACTGAGAGGTGGTGTGCAAGTTGAGCAACAGCATTGCGGCGCGGAATCGACGCAACAAGCGCAAGGGCGCGGACTGGGAGAGCGACCTTCGGGATGGGCTCCGGTCGGAGGGGTTCGACGTCGAGTGCCTGCGCCTCGCCGGCAAAGAGGACGAGGGCGATCTGGTCATCCGCGAGAGCGGTGGTCGCTTCCTCGTGATCGAGGCGAAGAACGCCAAGTTCGAGCCGGGGGTCTTCCTCGGCGAGGCGATCATCGAGCGCGAGAACTTCGCCAAGCACCGCGGCTTGAACATCGAGGACGTCGAGTCGGTCGTGGTCGTCAAGCGCCGGGGCCAGAACTGGCGCAAGGCTTTCGTGCTCACGACCGTCGAGGACTACCTCGGGCTGGACCCGCGGTGATCAGGTACATGGGGTCAGACATGACCCAGGAGGAACGTAACGAGGAGTGGGACGAGCTGGAGGCGTTCTTCGCCTACATCGAAGATCCCGAGTCCGACCTGAACGTGATCCTCGCCGTTGAGGAGGCTCTGGGGGTGGAGCTGTGAGGTTCCACCGCATCGACTCCGACCAAGGCGGAGGGTCCGACAGTAAGCCCACGCTCGTCGCAGTGATGCACCACTTCGACGTTGACTTCAACGACCAGCGCAACAGCGGGATGGCGAAATGCCCGCTCCATGACGACCGGACCCCCTCGTTCAGCTACCGGCTCGACGAGGGTCTGTGGAACTGCCACTCGTGCGGCGCCGGCGGAGACAGCTTCACCCTGATCGAGAAGTACCACGCCGAGCAGCTCAGCAAGACGATCGACTTCAAGCAGGTCAAGGCGTACGCCAAGGAGCAGGGCCTCGAAGAGGGCGCGATCGCCAAGGAGACGAGCTACACCAGCCGCTACGGAGGTGGTCGCCGTACAGCGAGCAAGAAGCCCGGACAGAAGCCAGGAGGCGGCTACGTGCCGGCCTGGAAGAGGAAGTAAGGAGGAGAACCAGCTTGGCCGAGCATGAACCGCTCACGCCTCTCTCGACATCCCAGAAGGAGATGCTGGAGGAGGCGGTGAGCACCTACCAGCAGCACGTAACCCCGGAGGCCGCCAAGTACCTCTTGGATCGAGGTATCGGGCGTGACCAGGCGATGGCCTTCCGGCTCGGGATCGTCGCCGACCCGGCGCCGGGACATGAGAAGTACCGCGGAATGCTGGCGATCCCCTACCTCGGACGCAACGGACAGCCGCTCACGGTGCGGTTCCGCTGCCTCCAGGAGCACAACCACCGCGACTACTTCCACGGCAAGTACAACACGATCAAAGACGACATCCCGAGGATGTTCAACGTCGGAGCCGTCCACAGGGCCGAGGACGAGATCCACGTCTGCGAAGGCGAGCTCGACGCCATCATTCTCACGCTGCTCGGCCTCCACGCGGTCGCCATCCCCGGCGCGAACATGTGGTTCGGCCGGCACCGCCGGATGCTCGCCGGCTTCAGTCGCGTGTGGACCTGGGCCGACCCGGACGACGCGGGCGCCGAGCTCACCAGCAAAATCACGCGCCAGCTCCGTACCGCCAAGGCGGTACGCCTGAAGGCCGATGTCACCGACACGTACCTGGCGCTCGGCGCCGAGCACGTTCTCTCCCTCTACCGAAAGGACTTGGCGACCGCAGCATGAGCGAGACGACCGCAACCCCGAAGAAGCCGGCGCGAAAGCCGGACTCCACGACGCAGCTCATCAACGAGCTGCGGGCGGAGATCAAGAAGCTCGACGAGGTATCGACGCTGGAATACCCCACGACCCGCGTCCGCGTTTACGACGAGCGGGCCTCTGCTTGGGGCCGCCAGTACGGCAAGGAGGGCACCACGGATGGGCTGATCCTCTCGCTCGCCTTCGAGGCCCTGTCCTGCTACCCCCACGAGCGCAGGTACTCCCTCATCTCCCTCGCCGCCGCGGCGCTCCTCGCCGCCGACCGGATCGGTGAAGGCCAGTGAGCGCCGAGGAGGAGAACGCATTCATCGAAGACGAGGATGCGCAGTCCGAAGTGGTCGACCACTTCTCCGCCACGAAGCGGGCCGCTTCGATCGTGGGCGACTTGTACGCCGCCCTCTGCAAGGAGGGCTTCACCACCAAGCAGGCGTTCGACCTGGTCCAGTTGTACTGGGCCTCGGAGCTGGGGGTGATCGGGTGATCAGCGGCTTCGAGCTACTGGAGGACTACGAGCCCTTCGAGGATGAACGGGAGGTCATCTACCCGGGCAAGCGGCCCGGGGGCGGCCTGGTTCACACGCTGGTCGTGACGGACGACGAGGACGAGGTGTATGTCGTCCACGTGCATGACTGCCTCGATCAGTACGGTGAGCCGGGCTGTGACGTCGCCTGGCATGAGGAATGGCTGGGGCTGGACGAGTTCACGGGCGGCCTGATTCCGGGCGAGTATCTGGTGCAATCCTGGTCAAGTGAGTGGCACGCCTGGACTGGCGAGGTCGAGTACGACAGCGGGATCGCGCTCCTCTACCCCGAGGAGGCTGAGTGAGCCAGCGACTGACGCACGGTTGCCTGGCCTACGTCGTCCAGCGTCGTGGAGGTAACCGCCACGTGTACCTGTCGAGGTTCGTGCAGCGCGAGGAGGACGAGCCGGGCTACTTCACCTACTTCGAGAGCGAGTTCACGCACCGGCCGGAAGAGGTCGAGATCGTCGAGTTCGTGAGGGTGGTGCCGCGTGACGGCTGAGCTGCCGGGCGATCCGGGCCCCACCCTGCACGACATCTACGCGGCGATGACCGAGGCGGAGCGGGCCGCCTTTGCGCCGCACCTGCTGGGCGAGACGTCGGCCGACTGGCTGAGCTCGACTCTACGAAGGTCCGGATACGACGTGTCCGCTACCACCATCCGCACGTACCGCCGGGCACTCCGGCAGGAAGGAGGCTCCAGTGAGCGAGCTGCTTGACGAGCTCCTGGCGAAGCCGATCGGTCCTGCCGTGCCGGCCCGAGTGACCGACCCCGAGAAGGACTTCACCCGCCAGATCGAGATCAAGGGCGACGAGGCCGACGTCACCGTCCGGGGCGAGACCTTCGAGGCCAACGAGTCCGCCGCGACCGCGGTGCTCCAGGGCCAGGGCCTCGACCCGTCCCAGTGGACGGTGACCGGCCTGCGCTCCTCGGAGTGGACGATGGCCAACGGGGACACCGGAGTGAGCACCCGCTTCACTTTTGCCCGCAAGTGTGAAAGTGTCGCAGGCGAGCGCCCGGCGATCGACGAGCTCCTGGCGGCGATCGACTCGACGCCTGCCACAGCCGTAATCGGTGGCGGGCCGCCCGCGCCCGGCGAGCACACGTACATCGTGGCGCTCGGCGACATGCAGTTCGGCAAGATCGACGGCGACGGAGTGGAGGGCACGCTCCAGCGCACGATCGACTGCCTGAACCGCGCGGCTGACCTGCTCGGCGTCTACCGCAGCCGCTTCGAGATCAGCCACGTACACATCGCCTGGCTCGGCGACCACATCGAAGGCTTCGTCTCGCAGGGTGGGGCGAACACGTGGCGCACGCAGCTCACGCTCAACGAGCAGATCCGCCTCACTCGCCGGGTGATGCTCCACGCGCTCCTCCTCTTCGCGCCGATGTGCGGCCGGCTCACGATGGCGGCCGTGCCCGGCAACCATGGCGAAGCGGTCCGGGTCGGCGGCAAGGGTGTGACGCGGTACGACGACTCGCATGACACCGAGTCCCTGATCGCCGTCAAGGACGCCGCGGGCCTGAACCCTGACCGGTTCGGTCACGTCGAGTTCTACGTCCCGGACACGGACGAGCTGACGGTCGTCGTCGAGTGCTCGGGCACGGTCGTCGCCCACGCCCACGGTCACCAGTTCCGGCCGGGCAAGCACTTCGACTGGTGGAGGGGTCAGGCCTTCGGGCGTAGCTCGGCCATGCATCAGGCGGACGTCTTGCTGGCCGGCCATCTGCACCACGAGTTCATCGAAGCGGACGGGCCGCGCACCTTCGTCCAGGTGCCGTCGATGGAGAGCGAATCGACGTGGTTCCGGCACAGCAAGGGTTCGGAGGGGGCTCCCGGGCTGATCGTCGCAGTGACCAAGGACGGGCGCGTGCCCGTAAAGGAGGTAGTCAGCAAGTGAGCCTGAACATCATCGAGATGACCAATGCCTACGACAGCGCCGACGAGGCGTACGCGGACTGGTCCTTCACCTCGAACCGCGAGGCGATGCGAGTAGTCGAGCGCGCCGCCTGGCACATGGCCACCAAGTACGACAGCACGAGAACGATCGAGAGGGAGGACGCCTACCAGGAGGGCCTGGCCCTGGTGGCGACTCACCCGCGGCTGCGGGAATGCTTCACCGACCCGAACCTGGGTCTTGGCGTGCTCTACACGCGGCTCGTCCAGCGCCTCACCCACAAGGTAGAGACCGAGGCGAAGCGCCGCTCGAACACGAAGTCCTGGGAGGTCAACCAGGGCCAGCTCGAAGCGATGGGGCACTGAGTGACGTACGCCCGAGCAATCGTAGAGCGGACGCTGACGGCGGTCTTTGACCCCGACGCGGCGTACGGCATCAAGAACGAGACGGCCCCGGACGCCGACATGCCGAGGGGGCAGGTCGACAAGAAGAAGAGCGGCAACTTCCTCGTCCACCTCGCCGATGTACGGCGCGGCTGGTACACGGCAGACCTGACGCTCGACGAACGTCGCGCCGCCATCATGCGGTACAGCTACGACTGGACGTACGAGGAGATCGGCGCCCTGCTCGGCGCCAACAAGTCCACGATCCAGCGTCGGGCCGAGAGGTGCGTCGGCAAGCTGACAGCCCACCTGAATGGCGACAAGTACATCGACGGCTACGACCAGTTGGGAAACGAGCCGGTGTGATGGTGTAACAAGACGGGGGGGGCGGCCTACATGGGTCGCCCCCTTGAGGCAGTGAGAGACAGCGACTTCAAGGAGGACAAACAGCAGTGATGACCGAGACCCAGATCCCCTTCGGCCCGACCGGCGAGCTCGTCTACAACCGCACCTACTCCCGCACGCTGGCCGATGGCTCGAAGGAGACCTGGCCGGACACCGTCCGCCGCGTGGCTCGCGGCAACCTCGCCCTCGTCCACGGCGCCGATCAGACGGCCTGGAGCGACGCTGTGTGGGCCGAATACGACGAGCTGGTCTCCCACATGGACCGGTTCGCCATCATCCCCGCAGGGCGCCATCTGTGGGCTACGGGAGTGAAGGGCCGGCAGTACCTCTTCAACTGCCACGTCGCACCGTGGGGCGAGCGACTCAGCCGGCACTTCGAGTTCACCTTCATGCGCCTGATGGAGGGTGGAGGGGTCGGCGCCAACTACAGCTCCAGCTACCTGGAGAAGTTCGGCGCCCCGCGGCGAGAGCTCGAAGTCCACGTCGTGTGCGACCCCATGCACCAGGACTGGTCGGAGATGGATGCCGCAGGCCTGATCTCCGAGGAGTACGACTCGGACTGGGCCGGCGCCTTCGAGGTCGAGGACTCGCGCGAGGGCTGGGCTGCCGCGCTCGTCGACCTGATCGACACCTTCATGAGCGACGACCCCGTCAAGCACAAGGAGCGCGTCTACGACGTGAGCCGTGTGCGCTGCAAGGGCAGCCGACTGAAGACGTTCGGCGGTACGGCTTCGGGTCCCGGGCCCTTCGCTCGGATGCTCCAAGAGGTCGGTCGCATCCTCTCCCATTCGGCCGCGGAGGTCGGCGAGTGGGGCGTCGAGCCGCATCTGACCCCCCTCGAAGCGATGGAGATCGACCACGCCATCGCCGAGTGCGTCGTCTCGGGCGGCGTCCGCCGCTCTGCCCGCATGGCCATCTGCAAGTGGGACGACCCCTTCATCGAGGACTTCCTCGACTGCAAGAAGGACGGCTCGAAGCACTGGACGACGAACATCTCGGTCGAGGTCGACGGCGAGTTCCTGCGCAACCTGAGCGACCCGATACAGCCCCTGCACGAGGATGCCGTCGCGGTCCACCGTTTGGTGGTCGAAGGCATGCTCCGGAACGGAGAGCCGGGCTACTGGAACTCGACCTACTCGAACGAGGGTGAGGTAGGTACAGTAATTGCTACAAACCCCTGTGGCGAGATCGCACTCGAACCTGCCGAGAACTGCAACCTGGGGCACATCAACCTGGATGCCTTCGCCCCGACCAGTCAGGGCGAGATGTTCAGCATCCGAGACCTGGAGCGGGCCCACCAGCTCATGACCCGCTTCCTGATCCGCGCCACCTTCGGCGACGTCACGGACGCCGAGCAGGCTGGCAAGCTGGCCCAGAACCGACGCATCGGCGTAGGCCATCTGGGGGTGCAAGGGTTCCTGGCCAAGAATGGGGTCGCCTACTCGGAGGCTCCGAACAAGAGCTGGTTCATCGGCCTGCTCTGCGCCCTGCGCCGGACGGTCCGCATGGAGGCCCGAAAGTACGCCTTCGAGCTTCGCGTCCCGGAGCCTGTGAAGGTCACGACCGTAGCGCCGACCGGCTCGATCGCGAAGCTGCCCGGGGTAAGCGAGGGAATCCACCCGATTTACGCCCGGCACTTCATGCGCCGAGTGCGGTTCTCGATGACCGACCCGGCGCAGGCCGCGACGGTGCAGGAGGCGATGAACGCCGGCCACCTGGTCGAGAGGTGTATCTACGACCAGTCCGGTAACACGATGGTCGTGGCCTACCCGACCAAGGAGAAACTCGTCGCCGAGATCGAGGCGATGGGACTCGACCCGGCCATCGTCGAGTCTGCCGACGAGCTCTCCCTGGACCAGATGCTCGCCTTCCAGGCCATGTACCAGACGCACTACGCCGACAACGCGGTCTCCTTCACCGCGAACGTGCCCGAGGGGCTCGACATCGGCGAGACCGCGGAACTGATCAAGCGATGGCTGCCGGTTCTCAAGGGCACCACGGTCATGGTCGACGGCACGCGAGCTCAGGCTCCGTACGAGCGGATCACCGAGGAGCAGTTCGAGACCTACGAGCTGACCTCCGTGGAAGACGGCCCGGACGAGGAGTGTGCAACCGGCGCCTGCCCGGTACGATGACGCCCCAATGACGGTTCGGTGGGGGTGTACGTAGTGGGATTCACGCGCAAAATACTGTCGGTCAGCACGCTCGGTGCAGTGGGCTTCCGCTCCAGCGAGGAGCAGACCGCCGCCTACGTCAAGGCAGCGAAGAAGCAGGCCAAGGCTGAGACGAAGCTCCTGAAGGCGCAGCTCAAGGCCATGAAGAAGCCGAACAACTGAAGCGACGAAGACCCCCTGGCCTCACGGCTGGGGGGTCTTTTTGTCTTCGAGCACCTCACGGGCAGTGGTCAACAGCTTGACTGGTCAAAGCCTTGACTGGTCAACCCTTTGACCAGTAGACTCTGATCAAGAGCTTGACCACCTGGGAGGGGTAGTGATGATCTTCGAGTACGAGCTGCGGGTGCCGGCACTGGCGAACGGCGAGGATGGCTGGGAGAAGCCCGCCAAGTCCGGCACCGTGACCGACTGGTCTGGGACTGCGCACGACCTTGGCCGCCAGATCCTGGCGGACTGGGAGGACGGCTGCGAGGCGCGCTACCAAGGACACCCGGCCCTGGTTGAGGTCCACAGCGAGGCGGGAGCCTTCGCCCAGGTCGCGGACTCGACGCCCGCGTACCCCCAAGTTCACCTGCTGGAGATGGCTCTCGAAGACAAGCAGGTGGCCGACCATCAAATGACCCTGGCGCATGACGCGCTGGTCGAGGCGATGCGGGACGCGCACAAGTTCGCGAGCCTCTCGAAGAACAACATCGCAGAGCGCGTGAAGTCCGTCATGTCCCGCCCGACCGCTCTGGAGCTGATGAAGGTCTGAGGGGGGTCAGAGGGCTCTGCGGTGTCAGTGCAGCGGCCCGTCGTACGCCCGGCGCCCACGCACGAGCAGGGTGCCGATTCGCTTCTTGCCCTCCGCGGGGGCCGGCAGGATCTCGGCCGTCACGTCGCTGAAGCCGTACCGCCGGAGCATGAGCGTCCATTCTGCCAGCGGGTAGTCCCATCGCCTCACGATGGCCGGATCTTCGTCCGGACCGCGCGGGATGTATGACGCCTGGCATCCGTAGCAGCCCTCCACGGCCGGATGCTGCGACATTACGAACACGCCGCCTGGCGCCAGGCGCTTGCACACGGCTGGCAGCATCAGCTCCGGCTCGGTGAAGTAGGCGGCACCGAACACAGAGAAGATCGCGTCGAACGGCGTGGTGGCCGAGGCCAGGTACTCCAGCGCGGCGCACTGGTACAAGTCCATCCGGGTGTCAGGCCACCGCTCCTGGGCCTTGGCGATCTGCGCAGGCGACAGGTCGACACCCACCGCACGCATGCCCAGGGCGGAGAGGTGGGCGAGGTTCCCGCCGGACCCGCACCCGAGGTCCAGCACGGTCGCCCCCTCCTTCACTTCGAGGAGTTCGGCGCCAGGCCCGTGGTCAGGGTGCTGCGTCCAGTTGAACCACGTCGTCTCGCCCTTGGCGTTCACAGGACGGCGCTGGGGCTTGCTCTGTGCGTAGGTGTCCCATGCAGCGCTGGTGTCTGACACTCGTCATCCGTTCGTCGATACGGGCACAGCCGCCCGGCAGTATGCACCGGGCGGCTGGCTCAGGGTGGATCTACTTGTTCACCGGGCTGTCAGTGCACCCGGCGTGGCACTGGGAGCAGTCGGCCATCACATCGGGCCAGAACTCGGCGTCGACCGTGAAGCCGGCGTCCCTGATGGCCGCGAGGGTGCGTCGCCGCCCCTCCTCCTTCGCCTCCTTCGGAACGGGCGTCCCGTCAGGCTCGTGGTGGAGGTAGCGGCCCGCCATGAGGTCGCAGAACGCCGCGTAGGACCGGGTCCGGGCGATGAAGGCGTGCCAGAACTTGTCGACGGCCTTCGACGGCGCGAGCCCCGGCGACTGGGCACAGGTCGCGAGGAACGCGACCATCTGGGTCACGCCGCGCTCGCCCTGCTCATCGGTCAGGTCTGACCAGCTCTTGCGCACGTCGATGATCAGTCGTGCCCTGAGGTCGGGGCTGATCAGCGCGAGTGCCGCCTCCGGGCCACTCTGTGTGATCGTCACGTTGTTCGCCTTCCGTTGTCTCGGATGGTGCGTGAACGTGCTGTGCTGCCCGCCCGGCCGCTCGACCTGTCCAGGGTTGTTCGACCGGGCGGGGGTGTGATGACCCGCCCCGCGGCACGGTGGGGGAACCTGTGCTTGCGGGGATGCGGGGCGGATCGGTTCAGGGGTGGCCGACGAATGCCAAGCCGATCACCAGGCCGCACGAGGCGCTGACCGTGATGATGAACAAGACGCCGGCATACCGGCCGATCGCGCGCATCAGTTACTCATCTGCGTCACGTAGGGCCGGGTGATGATCTCGCTGTACGAGGTGTGCGTCGGGTGCCGTCCGGAGTGCTCAAGGGCCCACGACTGGGGCGCCTCCCACTCGCCGGAGGCGCCAGACTGCTCGTTGCAGATGGCGCACCTCATCGCGTGCGTCACTGGGTCAGAGCCAGCCTCCCGGTCGGGCCGGATGGTCCACACCTTGAACGCCAGAACGGCGCGGGGCTGGCTCACCAGTGCCGCCCATGGGTCGAGCGCTCGTTTTCGGCGGCGAGGCGCGCTTTCAGCTCGTCGCGGGCGCTGACCTGCCCGATGTGCTGCGGGTCGACGTCCCACGCCGGACCGCAGCCCAGCGGTCGCAGTTGGACCTTGCCGTCAGCGGTACCCACTACCACGCCGATCAGCTCGCTCGTCACGTCCCTCATTACCGAGCCAATCGCGAAGCGGGGCTCGACTTGCCGGTTGCTCGCCAT